GGAGCATTACCTGACCGACACCAGGGTGCGGGCAGGAAACTATAACTGGCGCGACCGGGCTCTCCCGTTCGACATAATTGAGGCAACAGACGATGACCCTTGAAGATATCACCGAGAAGGTCCGCACGATCGTGGGGAACCAGATCCCCGATCACGAGAAGGGGCTCGGCTGCGCGGACAGCCGCGCGCTGTTCTACGACGCCGGCGCGCAGTCGCGCGGCGATGCAATGAAGGCGGGCAACGTCGGTTTGGACAGCCTCGACCGCGTCGAGATCATCATGGAGATCGAGGACGTGTTCGATCTCGAGATCCCCGACGTCGAATTCGAGACCAACCCGCCGAACACCATCGCGGAGATCGCGGTGCTGGTTGAGAAGGCCCTCGCCGCCAAGGCGTGAACCCCACGGCCGCGGGCGCGTCCCGCGGCCGCAATACGGAGGTGACGATGTTCGAGATCGTGAAGGCGAAGTCCGGCCCGGATGAGGGCAAACTCATGTGGAACCTGCGGCTCGCCGCCGGCGGCCGCGTGATCGCTGTGTCCGAACAGGCGTTCGCGAAGCGGAGCGCGGTGATCGCCGATATCGCGCGGGTGAAGAAGATCGCCGCCGACGCTCCGGTGGTCGAGGTGCTGGCATGAACGTCAAGATGACGCTGCCGCTCAGCGTCGCTCAGGAATCGCTCATGGGCGATCTCGAGCGCGAGCTCCGCCTGCAAACCGCAATCGCAGGCCCGTTCCCGATCGGGCAGTTCGACGACATGGACAGCCGGCGCGTCCGGAAGATCCAGCGGCGTGAGCAAGACGCTTGCAAGATCCGGATCGCCGGCATCCAGAACGCCTTGGTCTACGAGGAGCAACGCAAGTCGTGACCGACAGGTGCTTCTGCCGCGCGTGCCAATCGGGCGATGCCTTGCCGGAGCACCTGCAAGGCTGGCCGGGTGCGTATCAGATGAACCTGCTCAGCGTGAAACCAGTGGAGAAGCCGGTGGCAAAGCCTGATTGGACGATGTTCGAGGTCGACGAGAAACTCCGCGACGCCTGCACCGAGCGGTGCGCCGCCGCCGGCGATCCGCCCTGTTGGTCCCTCAATCCCGAGCAGGGCTTAGCCGGCGGCGTCGACGTCCGCTATCCGCCGTGCGTCGACTGCCTGGTGGACGCCGGTTGCGAGACCGACGCGCCGCTCGATCCCGCCGCCGTGGTCGCGCCGCTCCTGTGATCCGCTGCGCTATCGAGGGCTGCACCGCCCAGACGGGCCGGTATGAGACGACGTGGATCTGCTCAACGCATTGGCGGAAGCATTGCCCGCCCCGATCGCGGCGGCGGCGCGCGTATCACGCCTTCTTCCGCACCGCGAAGAAGCACGGATGGGGGTACAAGGGGCCGCGGCGGAACAAGCCCCGGCTCGATTGGCGCTTTCATCAATTCTGGGATGCGCTCGTGCGCCTCGCCAATCTCGCGGAGAAGAACGGCCGCCTCGACGAGACCGAGATCAACCGCATGTTCGGGTGGACCGACGAGTGAAACCGACCAGCGACGATCTCGACGCCCACCGCGCCGCCATCATCGATCGCGACCGCTGCCACTACATCGTCCACGAGGGCGAGCGCATGCTCATGCCCGGATGCATGGGTGCCGCGGTCTACGGCCCGGATGGTTGCACCTGCGGAGATCCGCCCGGCGGCATTGCCGAGCTCCGCGCGCTGGTCGAAAGGCTAAGCGACCAGGTCGGCGCATTGCAACGCGGCGCGGTCGAGCGTCAGAAGGAAGTATGGAAGCTGCGCGATAGGCTCGCGCGGCTCGAGAAATTCATGAGGCCATCCGAATGACTGAGAAACCGTATCACGAACACGCCGCCGATATCGCCACCGAGCTCGGCCGGCATCGCCTGCGCGCAACGCCCGAATCCGCGTTGCAGGCGTCGATCGAGAGCGTGCTCAACACGATGGGCGTCGACTTCGGCCGGGAGGTGAAGCTGAGCCCCGCCGATCGCCCCGATTTCATGTGCGGCGACGTCGTGCTCGAGGCGAAGGCCAAGTATCCTAAGCGGTCGATCTACCGCCAGCTTGAGCGGTACGCCGCGCACGAGCGGGTCGGCGCGATCATCCTGGTGACGGGCACGGCGATGGGCATGCCGGCCGAGATCAACGGCAAGCCGGTCTACGTCGTCTCGATCGGACTCGGCTACCTGTGAGCAAGACGTTCGGGAAGCTCGAGCTCGAGCAGCAGGGCAGGAAGGGCGAATGGAAGATCACGGATCTCGCGCCGCACGTTGCCATCCACTTCAAGCGGCTGTTCACGAAGGTGCCGCAAACGGCGACCGATATCGTCCTATCGGACAACGACGACACCCGCGCGGATCTCCTGTGGTTCATGGCCCGGTATCCGTTCGAGACGATGATGATGAGCGAGCTCGAGGCCGGCGCGCGGCGGGTGGCGAAGCGCATCGCCGATCGCGACGAGATCCTGACGCCGGCGTGGACTGCGCCGCCGATCAAGGGCTTGAAGCCGGGCAAGGCCCCATACCTCTACCAAGCCCAGGCGGCGAAGATCACGCTCGACAACGGCGGGCTCCTGCTCGGCGACGAGGTGGGGCTCGGAAAGACCGAGTGCTCGATCACCATGATGCTCGGCGCACCGCTGCCGGCGGCTGTGGTGGTGAACGCGCACCTGGCCGAACAGTGGCAGCGCCGGATCAGCGGGTTCTGCACGCTCCGAACGCACGTCATCCGCGGCACCCAGCCGTACACGCTGCCCCCGGCCGACGTGTATATCTTCCGCTACTCGAACATCGGCGGCTGGATCGACTTTCTCAAGAACGGCCTGATCAAGACGGTGGTGTACGATGAGCTCCAAGAGCTCCGGCATGGCACCGACACGGACAAGGGCCGGTGCTGCGCGATCGTGAGCAGCCGCGCTAAGGTGAAGATGGGCCTGACCGCGACGCCGATCTACAATTACGGCGACGAAATGCACACCGTCATGTCGTTCATCAACCCGGATCTGCTCGGCACGCGGGAGGAGTTCCTGCGCGAGTGGTGCAAGTCGGGGGCTCAGGTCAAAGATCCGGACGCGCTCGGTGCCTTCCTGCGCGACACCGGCTGGTTCCTGCGCCGCACCGAGGATGACGACTGTGTCGACGTCTCGATGCCGCCGCCGAACGCGATCAACGTCAAGGTCGCGTGGGATCACGGCGCGGTCGAGGATGAGACAGCTCTGCTCCGGACGCTGGCGCTCAGCGTGCTCGAGGGCAGTTTCGCCATCGCCGGCAACGCCGCGCGCGAGCTCGACATGCGGATGCGGATGATGACGGGCATCGCGAAGGCGAAGTCGGTCGCGGCCTATGTCCGCATGCTCCTGCGCGGCGGCGCGCGGCGGGTGCTGGTCGCGGCTTGGCACCGGGACGTGTACGAGATCCTCCGCAAGGCGCTCGCCGACTATGAGCCGGTGCTCTACACCGGGAGCGAGACCGCCAACCAGAAAGCGCGGACGGTCGAGGATTTCACCAAGGGCAACAGCCGGGTGATGATGATCTCGCTCCGATCGGGAGCGGGCCTCGACGGGCTACAGCACTATTGCAACGATGTGGTGTTCGGCGAGCTCGATTGGTCGCCCCAGGTCCACCACCAGGTTGTCGGCCGCCTGCGCCGCCCCGGCCAAGAGGAACAGGTCAACGCGCACACGCTATGGACAGACGAGGGCAGCGATCCCGTCCTGATCGAGACGCTCGGCATCAAGTCGGATCAGTCGCGCGGGATCAACGATCCGGGCGCATCGCCCCGCGCCAAGGTGAGCGACACCAGCCGCGTCAAGCGCCTCGCTCAATTCGTCCTCGACGGCGGGGCCGGCGGCGTCACACCGCCGTGCGAGGTATGCGAGCAGCCCAGCACCGGCACGCCGCGGCATATCATCCCGCTCGAGCAGGCCCACGAGTATCCGGCCGGGCCTGAGCGCGACGCCCTGTATGGCCCGGAAAATATGTGGTTCCTATGCGAGCCCTGCGCGGAGAAGGAAGCCGCCGCCGCTTAGCGGAACGCCGTCACCTTCACCGTGAACGTCCGAGCAGCGCCCAGCGCCAGCGCGGGGCCGTACACGGTGAGGGTGATCGTGCCGGCGGTGGCGCAATAGGCGTCGCCCATCATGTAGCCCGCCGGCAGCGGCGCGGTCGGCGTCAGGATGATGCGATCGCCCGGCAGCACGCCCACCGACGTGGCTGTCATCGATCGCGTGCCCAGCACCAGCGCGACCGCGGCCGTTTCCGAGAACGTGGCGTTGGGCAGCAGCACCGCGCCGGCACCGGCAGGCCCAGCGGGGCCGGTCGCTCCGGTCAGGCCGATAGGTCCGACGGGGCCGGTCGCACCAGTTGCCCCAGCCGGTCCCGCTGGCCCGGTGATGGACAGCCCGGCCGGGCCGGCGGGACCGGTGGCTCCATCCTTCCCGTCTTTGCCGGCAGGACCGGCCGGGCCGACGACGCTGAGCCCATCCTTCCCCGCGGGTCCGGTTGCGCCTGGTGCACCGTCAGCGCCGGCAGGGCCGCGCGGTCCAACGATGCTCGTGCCGTCGACACCGTCTCGACCAGCCGCTCCCGCCGGGCCGGGGGTGGTGCCGGCATTGGCCGCCGCTGTGCTGGCTTGGTTCGCGCGCTGCATCGCCGCGTTCGCGCGGGCCATCGCTGCATCGGCGGCGGCGCGCGCGGCCGTGTCGACGCGAGAGCCGACGATCGTTTGCGCCTGAATGGGGGATGCGACGATCAGCGTCGCGGCGAGGAGCCTGAGCAGGCGGATCATTGCGACACCACGACGGCGGAGGAGCCCGCGACCGACATTGCGATCGAGATCTGATCGGCGACCACCAGGCCGGCGGCGCTCGAGCAGCTATAGGTATCGCCCGGATCTACATCGATGGAGCGCGCGGCCGTCGCGGCGGCGGTGGTGCCGTGAAACACTCGCATCGTCGACGTCGTGCTCTTGTTCTGGATCAGGCACCCCATCCTGGCAGGATTTGCGGCCAGCGCGAGCACGAAGGTCTCGGCGGTGGGCACGGTGAGGGTGGTGCTGGTCGACGGGACCGCCACCGGGGCGCGAACGTCGACTCGATTCCCGTTGTCGTCGACTTCCGTCGTAGGAACGACGCGAACGGTGTGTTTTCCGTCTGCCGACTTGATCTGGGGAAGGGTGGGGCCGGTTTGCGCGGCGATCGGCGGCGCTACGAGCAGAAAGGCGAGGAGGATGAGGCGCATCGGATTTCTCCGTCAGTGCGAGGCCCCATCCCCCTCAAATATCAGAAACTTCGGCCTTATCGAGCCGAAATAGCTGCCTTTTCGGTTTTGCAGGGCTCGGTGCCCACGCCGCCCGGCATTGCCGGCACGATATTACCGCACGCGATCGTGCGAACGCCCGATGGGATCGACACCCATGTCCGGATGGGCTGGAAAGGAAAATTCCACGCTTTCGCGTTCTTTCGCGTCACCACCAGGTTGTAGCGAATGATGGAATCGCGGGCATCGCTAAGCGTGATGCCATGCCAGAAATCGATGCCGTCGATCGTGTTGTATTCGACCAGAAAACGATCGATGCCCCCGGTATTGGAGTTGAACACGCTGATGCCCTGCATCACGCCCCGGAAATAATTTCCTCGAATGGTGACGTCGGCGACCGGCGGCGTACCCGGCACGCTCCAAGCCTGAATTCCATCGGAGTGATCTCCATCGACCAAGAGCTTGCCCTTGGCGTCATAGGTGGCCTTGATCGGCGTGGTCATGACAACCTGGTTGTTCTCGATGAGCACCCGCTGAGCCTGGCTGACGTCGACGCCGTCACTCCGGAGACGCTCAAGCCGATTGCCGACGATCTCGTAATCGGTGCCCCGCGTAGCGTTCACGCCGACCTTATGCCCTTCTACCTGAGCAGCGGCGAAGCGGATGAACCTGGAAGCGTCCAAGGTGACGCCGGGCGTTTCAACGCCGAGCTTCGCCGTGATCAGGCCACCATACCAGTTCACACCTTGCGCCGATGCGATGCGCAACGATGAAAGTCGCGCATCCTCGGCGCGGATCTCGAGCCGGTTATTGCTCGGGCACCGAGCCGGCACGGCCTTGGCTTTGGCCGTTGCGGGGATCTCCGCGGCAACACCAGGCGCGGTGTAACGAGTGATCTGGACCGCACCATAATCGCCAGGCGCGAGCTCGATGATATCTCCGCAATTCGCCTTCCTGAGATCTGCGGCGAATGTGGTCGGCGTGGTGGCGATGGTTGCGGCTGCTACTGGCGTAGAAACCGCGACCACCGCCGCGAGGATTGCAAGAATTCTCACTGTATTCTCCCTTTAAGAGGCTGCGATTGAATCGATCGAGTTACGGATAGGCACGCCAGCCGGAAGTTCGGCCGCGTTGGGCACCGCCATGTCAGCACGGCTCTCATAGAGCATCCCCTTGATCGCGGTACGGTCGGTTGCAAGAGATCCCGTCGTAACCGGGAAATGAGGCAGGTAGCGGACCCGCGTTCCGGCCGGCCAGGTGCCGGACGCCTTGGTGAGCGTGACGGTGTTGCCGACCAGCGTCGGTGTGAAGGGAATAGTGCCCCCTTCCGCTGACCACACCGTTCCCCCGTTGGTGCTCACCTCGAAACCGGTGAGCGCAGCGCCGGAGGCTCCGGTCATAAGAGCGCCGCCGTTCACCAAAGTGAAGCCGACTGTCAGAATTGCCGTTCCCACGCCGGTGACGGCGCTGATCGTGGGCCGAACATTGAGCGATGACAGCTTGGCGGCATGAACAACCGCGTTCGCCATGCGGACGCAAAAGTTGATATTACCATACACGTCGTCGAGGAGCTGGTGCGGCCCGCTAGGCCCATCCATTTGGATATCATTCTGGAAACCGCCCAACGTCGCGTTGACCACGGCATCCTTTCCAGTGCCGATCTCGGCGTAATCGTACTGCATTTTGCGCAAGCTATCGAAGCCGGCGGCGATACTGGCAGTGGAGTCCATCGACCCGGATGAGGTGCGGCTCTCCGGGATGATGACCAGCCAAGGCTTGAACACCGTCAAGTTGCTATCGATGAGATTAGACCTCTCGCCGCGTTCCGTCGCGTCAGCCGTCGACTTCTCGATGCCGCCAAAGAATTCGTTCACTCGCTCGGTCCAAGGCCGCTCCGTCACGGTGCGGCTTCCATAAATCGTAGCGAACGATTGCTGCCCGCCGGCCTGCGTTGATCGCTCGGCGGTATGCCACGAGCTTACGAACATCGTCACGCGACGACGTTTGGCGAGTAGCGTATCCGTCACATAACCGCTGCCATAGGTCGCGCCGTCACCCCAGAAATCTCGGCCGAGAACCGAGTTCTGCGTATTGGTGTGATACATCCATTCCGTCATTGAGGTGCCGGCAATAGAAAGCTGAATGAATTCCAAAGGAATTCCGGTGTTCAGGCTCTCGTACCAAGCGGCAGCGGCCAACATGCCGTTCGTCAGCATGAAACGATGCCGCATGTATCCACCATCGGCCGGGCCAGCACTGACATACCCGGCACGGACCACGCAAAAGCTGACCATGCTGTTAGGATTCGCTGGATAATCATGCGGCTCGGCAGGAACACCCGCGCCTACATTGGCGGCTCCGCCCCGGAAGGCGATCGCCATCTGACTTTGCCCAGGCCCCAACACAACCGCTAGGCCAACACGCTCATCGTCGGCCGAATAGCAGGTGAAGCTGGTATCATCCTCCCGCTGCCATTCGATGCGAAGCTCGCCCGATACGGCCGGCACATTTGGCAGGAGCACCGGCACCACCCCGGTGGCCGCGGCGGTGGTGACGCGGGTCCAATCACGAACCACGACGTCGTCGGACTTGCGGATCGCTCGAGCACGGATATGCGTCGCCGCGCCGGTCACGACAATGTCGCGAGACACCGTGCCGCCGACCAGCTTCAACGCATTGAGATCCGTAGCGGCTTGCACCACCGCGGGATCGAGCGCGTGAACGTAGCCGCGATACACCGGCCGCACGTAAAGCGACTTCGTGGGGTCCACCGTCGATCGAACCGGCTTCCGCGGCCCGCTACGCCCATGACCAGTGCCTCCCAACGTTGCAGCGGCATAGGACCGGCTACCAGCCGCCTTCGCTAGGTCGGTGGCATTGCGCAGCGGATAGTGTGCGGCAAGGCTGGACCCGAATACAGCCGCCGGATCTGCACCCGCCGCTACCGCGCCCCACTCGGCGTCGGAACCGGCGCTGCCGTCTAGCTGAATGAAGTCGCCAACCGCCCCTGAGAAGTAATTGCCCAGCGTAATCGCCGGGACGCTTCCTCCGTTGAAATGGCCCAGGGCCATAGGTCCGATCGCCGTGCCGCGGCCGAGCCACGTCGACGGAGTGACAGGCGTGCCATTATAGACTGTCCCATCTGGCCCCACGAGCGATGCCGTAAACACCCCAGCCGCATCGCGCCGCAGTAGAATTATGCCGGTAGCAATGCCGGCCTCGTTAGTGATGGGATCAATCGGGGGCGTATAGAGAGACACGGTGTTGCCAGGCGTGTCTTTCGTCGTGAAGTAAAACTTGCTTCGATTTGCCACTACAGAACCGCCGTATGGCGTGAATTGACAAGCCGTGGTCCCTCCTCCGGTAAGGCCATTGGTTCCCATTACGTTGATAGCAGCCGTGGGTGCAGCGGCGTAGCTGGTGGAATAACCTTCCGCGGGCTTGAAACTGACGCGCATCGCGAGCGCGCCAGCCGCCGCGGCAGTCCCGGTGCCGAACAGATTGGTCAGCACGGGGAGCACGGCATACCGCGCATCGCCCGGATCGGCTGCGAAACCGTTGCGGGTGCCGAAAGACAACATGGTCGGCGCATCGGCGGCCATCGCGGACGTGACAGGCGCGGAGTCGTCGTTCGTGATCGTGCCGGTGGCGGTGTTTGGCGTGCCGAGCACGTATCCGCTCGGAGCGGCGATCGCGACCGAGAAGCTCTCGTCGGGTTCAACCGTGGCATCGCCCTGCACATTGACCGTGAACGTGCCGGTCGCGACGCCGTTCGCCATGTTGACGGTGCCGCCAGTAGGATAAGCCCCGCCTTGAAAGTCATCGGCCGAGGTGCCGCCGGCCACAAACGACCACGGCACCGAGACCGCGCCGGACGTCGCCGATCGCGTGACGGTATAGGTGTACGCGGTGACGCCGCTGTTGCCTTCCGCTTTGGCCTGAGCGCCGGAAATGATGACGGTCGGGCTGGCCGTATCATCATTCAGGATCGTGCCGGTCGCCGACATGGACGCGCCCGCGGCATAGCCACTCGGCACCGCGATCGAGACCGTGAACGCCTCATCGCCCTCGATCGTGACGTCGCCCTGGACGTTGATCGTGATCTGCATGAGGGCCACGCCATCGGCGAAAGCCAGCGTCCCGCCAGTGGGCACCGACCCGCTTACGTAATCGGAGGCGTTCGTACCGCCAGCCGCAAACGACCAAGTGACATTGACCGCGCCCGATGAGCTCGAGCGGCTGACGTCGAACACATAGGCGTTCGTCCCGCTGTTGCCCTCCGAACGCGAGATCGCGCCGACGATCTGAACGGTCGGCGTGCCGGCGGTGTCATCGTTGAGCACCGTGCCCGTCGCACTCATCGCGCCGCCGCTGATATACCCGCCTGGCGTTGCGATCGAGACCGTGAACATTTCGTCGGGTTCAACGGTGAGATCGCCGGCGATGTTGATCACGATCTGCCCGGTGAAACTGCCGTCCGCGATGCTGACATTGCCGCCGATCGGGAGAGAACCGCTGACATAGTCGCCCGCGGAGGTGGTGCCGGCGTCGAACGTCCAGGGCACCAGGATCGCGCCGGTCGAGACCGAGCGAGTGACGGTGAACGTGAACGAAGTGGTCCCGCTCGCTCCCTCGAATTTAGAGGCGGTGCCGGAGATCTGCACGTTGGGCTGCACCACGACGCCGGCGGCGAACGCTCGAGCGGCGGCGATCGCGGCCAGCACGCGGCCGTCGCGGCCGGCTTCATCGCCGGTGAGCGCGGCCTTAAATCGCGTGATCATATCCGGCACGTCATAGGTCGCGGCGTCCAGCGTGATGGGGCCGTTGGGTCCGATGTTAGCCATTTCGAGAAAGCTCCGTCTTGGGCGAGATTTATCTCGGAATACCCCCCGAGGCGGCCCTTGTCGCGGAGTTGTTGTTTCGGCGGTCTCAATTTTACGCGAAACGGTCGAAGATAGCGGTCCCTCACCGCTACGCAGTACCGCGGGCGCGCGTATAGTACCTGACGGGGGGGCAGGCGCGCGCCGGCATAGAATCCCGCGGAGCATGGTTCCCGCGTGCTCAGGTGACGCGCCGGGTCGGCATCCCGGCGCGCGTGCTGGCGCGGCAATCGACCCGGCGCGCGTCGCACATATTTTCCGCTGATCTCGTGCGACTATTTGACGCGCCGGCCGTTTCTGGTACTGATCATTCAGCGACGCGGCCCCGCCGATTCGCATCACGAAGGAAACACCCCATGCGCTACACCGTCACCCTTTCTAGCTTTGGCAACGCCTCGCATCATGGCGGCCGCCACACCCGCAAGGGCCTCACCCTCACCCAAGCGCATGGCGTGGTCGCGCGCTTCGCTCGCCGCGGTGTTCGCCGCTATGGCGTGCCCATGCATAGCGTTGCGGCGACCTTTGCTCAGATCCATGCAAGCCACCTGGCACACGCGGCGCACAATCGTGCGATCGGTCGCCATGCGGCCGCCCTCGACCACCTACAGGCCGCCCGCGTGCTTCGCCTAGAGCGTCCAGAAGTCGAGGCCCGCGAGCTTCGCCAGTGTGGCCGCCCTAGCCGCTCCGGCTTCATCGCTTCCCATGCATGGGGCGCACATGGTGGAGCGTTCCCCATCGCCTATGCGGCGGGTGTGATCACCCTAGATCGCTTCTGATCACCACCACCACCACACCGGGCACCCTGCCCATAACGAAGGAAACACCCATGATTATCGATCTCGACACCGCCGCTGCCATGATCCGCTGCAAGCGCACTAGCCGGCGCGATGCCAGCCGCTCACCTGCTGCCAAGGCCCGCGATCTGATCCGGCGCGAGGCGCGGCGCATCAAGGCGCGCGAGCTTCTCACCCTCGCGTTCGAGGGCTGATCCCATGTGGTCGACCCTCTACAGCGTGGCCGCCTATGCCGTGATCGGTCTAGGCGGAGTGCTCACCCTCTACGGCATAGGCTCTACGTTCGTTCGCGCTTGGCGCGGAGAATAACCGGCTGGCGCGGGGCCTGACACCCGCGCCGCCCTGATCGCTGGCGAGGCCCTCGCCAGCGTTCCGGGTGATCAATCCCGACCACGAAGGAAACATCATGAACGACGTAGAATCCATGATCCGCAATTTCTCCCGTCACCCGGATGCGTTCGCCGCATCGGCTGATCTGGCGACATTCGCCGCGACCATCCCGAACGGCGAGCATCTGGCGCGCTACGTCGGGGGGTGGGCCGATCTGGTATATCGCGGCGCAAAGGCGCACGGATTGGACAACGTGCCCCATCGGGCGTTGCACATGCCGGAGGCCCGCACCCTCGCCGAGATCTTCACCGACGTGCGCTTGATGCCGACTCCGGAGGGCGGCCGCACCCGTCAAGAGTGCGACGCGATCACCGGCGGCCGCCGCTACATTTCCACTAGCCGCATCCCCAACGCACCCGGCGGCCACATGGGCGGGAAGCGCACTTTCTCCCGCGATTGGCTCGCACGCGGCGAGCGCATGCGTTCGAGCAATTCCAAGTTTTACGGTCTCTACGCCAAGCCAACGGACGCGGTTAAGGCCGCATGGGGTGGGCAGATCGGCGAACCAGACGGCGACGATGATTTTTCGCTTCAGTCGTTCGAGCTTGTGCGCTGGCACGATGGCCGCACGATCGTAATCGCTAAAGCCGGATCGATTTTCACTCAGTGGCTTGCCGTCATCGGCGAGGATGAGTGCGACCTTGTCGCGCTTCTCAACGCGGAGGATCGCGCATTGTGGGAAGCCGATCGCGCGGCGATGGCGAAAGCATGGCCGCCAGTGCCGACACCCGACACATGGTATGCAGTGAAGGGGGAGGATCGGGCCTCCGGCGCAATCGGCATCCTCTCACCCTTTGAAACGCGGGTGAAGGCTGGCAGCGTCGAGGATGCGAAAGACCTTGCCCGGTTGCAGCGTTACGAGATCGCCGGCCGCGAGCATGTGAATATCTTCTCAGTCGTGGCGGAGGGCTGATCCGATGGCCGATAACTTCCCCTCGCCGCGCGGCATCGTTCCCACTGGCGCACGTTATGAGCCCGGCTCGAAAACGATCCGGAGCGTTCCGGAAAACTATTGGCTCGTGACGGTCGACTCTTGGGACAGCGCGGTAAACCACGATGCATCCGCCCGCGTCATGGCCCGATCGTTCCGCGTGGCGGCCGCCGCCCGCGCGCTTCTGGATGCGTTCGGGGGTGACGTGCCCGATTGGCTCGCCGGTGAGGCCGCCGCCCTAGAGGCCGCCCTCACCACCGATATCACCCGCTAAGGATCATTCGCCATGCTCACCCACCTGTTAAAGCTCCTCGCCACGTCCGACGCCTTCACCGTGGATATCACCGCCACGGATGGCACGATTTACAGCCGCCGCGGTGTTCATTCGGTCGACGCGATCGGGATTGCCTTTGATGGCACGCCAGCGGAGGCGCATGACGCCACGTTGTCGCATTGCCTGCCGTGGTCGGCGATCGCCGCGATCCAGATTGAGGAGTGCTGATCAACGCGAGCGGGGCACGTTGCCCCGCCGCCCTCGCCGCCGCTGGATCGTATCCAGCCGCGTTGCGGGCGCATTGCCCGATCACGAAGGAAACACCCGACATGCTCACCCTTGCTCACCTCGAAACCGCCGCGACCATCTGGGAAGCGGTGCTTGATCTCAAAGCAAGCGTTCCCGTTGATGGCGCGACGCGCACCACCGGCGAGGAAATCGGCGCGCATATCGCCCGCATCTGCACCGATCATGGCACGGCGGAGCTACGCTCGACCGTGATCGGGTGGACCGAACGCTTAGAGGCCGATTGGCAGGCCGCCGACACCTGCAACGGCAAGTATCCGCTTGGCGGTCAATATGGCGAGGCGTTCGATTGGGAATTCGTCCCGGCTTGGCTGATCGACAAGGTCGATTGGACCGGCCCCGACATGCCTAGCCTTTTGACTTTCCAGCCGGTCGCGCCGGTCGACATTGCGCAAGATCTGGCAACCGCTCTTGAAGCTCTTGTGTTGGCTGTATCCGACCCGGCGCGCGATGGTCCGGACGATGCCGCCGACGCCGCCGCGCAATCGGCCCTTGTCGAGGCGGAGAAAACCGCCGGCGTGCTTCTGGCGCGCATGGGGATCACCATCGATCGCGGTTGATTGCGCCGCCGCTCCACCTGCCCTAGAGACCGACCCGCGCCGGGCACCGCCCGCGCATCACGAAGGAAACCACCATGACCAACGCAACCGCTCCCGTTCGCTTCACCATCGCCGCCGCCGTGCTGGCACCCCTCGCCGCCGCCGCCGCGCGTTTCATCCAGCGGCGCAACACCGTGCCCATCCTCTCTAATACGCTGATCACCGTCGAGGCCGGCGGCGCGGTGTCGATGATGGCGACCGACCTTGACGTTCAAGGCGTGGTGACGGCGGCGGAGGATATCGCGGTTGATATGGCCGGTTCCTTCACCGTCGACGGCCACATGCTCGCCGATCTGGCAGGCAAGGCCGCTAAGACCAATCGCGGCGCGGTGGTCACGATCGCGGTCGAGGATGGCCGCGCCGCCGTCACCTATGGCAACGCTCGCCAATCCCTCGCCGTGCTGCCGGTCGACGACTTCCCGGCGGTTGCGCACGGTGAGACCGCGTTCGCGTTCGCGATCGATGGCGACACGCTCGCCGCCGATCTGGCGCGCCTTTCGTCCGTCATGGGGAATGATGAAACCCGCTATTACCTAAAGGGCATCGCGGTCGAGGCGGTCGGCGACACCTTGCGCATGACGGCGACCGATGGATGGTCGGCGGTTACGATCACGCGGCCGTTGCCGATCGGCGCGGCGGATCTGCCCTCACTCACCATCCCGCGCGACACCGTCAAGCATCTGGCGCACGCCTTGAAGGCGCGGCCGGGTGTTATGGTCGGCGCGCGCTTCTCCGGTTCGGTCGGCGTGCTGGCAATGCCCGGCCTCACCATGACCACGAAGCTAGTCGACGGGACGTTTCCGGACGTAGCGCGCCAGTATCCGGTCGCGCCGCCGGCTAACCGCCTCACCATCGATGCGCGCGCCTTGTCGGGTCGCATGGCCGCCGCCGCCGCGCGGTCGGTCGGCGGTAAGGGTCGCTTGCTCACCATTGAGGCCGCACCTGATCGCATCCGCGCCGGGTGGCCGATGCTCCCGGCGACGCACGGCTATGCGGGTGACGCTGGCACGGCGGCGACGCTGGCGGCCACGTTCGAGGGGGAGGCCGGCGCGATCATGCTCCCGGCCCCATCCGCTGCCATGTTCAAGGCGATGCGCGGCGACGTGGTGCTGGCATGGGATGCGGTCGACGGGGTGGCGTTGCTCACCGATGAGACCGCACCGGAATTCGCCGGGCTCTTGAAGCTCACCGCCGGTTCCGCCCTGCCCTCGACCGTGCTCGAGCTCGAGCCGATCGCGTACACCGCGCCAGCCGGGCAGGCCGCCGACCTATTCGGCGCTTGCCGGCTCGGCGGCGACAATGCCGGCGGCGTGGTGCCCGATGGCCCGCGCAAGGCGTGCAAGCTCGAGGTCGCGGCCTATCTCGCCGACTATGCGACCCGCGCCGGCCTGCCCACCGATGGCGGCCGCAAGGTGATCTACGCGGCATCGCACGATCACCGCGCCGGCGTCGCGCTTGGCATGATGGTCGGCGTGCAAACGGCGGAGGCGCGGAACGAAGTCGTCGAGGTGCTGGATTGGAACACCCTCACCACGTCGACCACCACCGTTAATCATCCGATCCAGTATAGTGACGGCGCATATTGCGTGGTCATGCCCGGCACCTGCCCGGCTCCCGTCATGGTCGACACCGGCGAGGGCTACAGCCCGACGCGCGTCGATGCCAAGGGGGCGATATCGCTCGACGCCGATGCCGTTCGCGAAGCGGTCGGTGAGATCGCCAAGCCGGTGAAGGTGAAGGCCGCGCGCAAGGTGGCCGCAAAGAGCCCTGCTCAGCCCGCTACGGTGGTCGAGGCCCCTACACCCGCCGCCGACCCGGTTCCGACCGCTGGCGGTGCCTTGCCGTCCGCCGTTGTGGCCGCCGCTATCAATGCCGGCGAGTATGACAGCCCGGTGGTCGATCGGTATGGGGACGTGGAGGCCGCGCCGCCGGTCGACGATGCCGATCCGCTGGCGAGCATCCTCGCACGCCTTGCCGCCCTCGAGGCCGCCGCCGCGCCGGTGGTCGCACCGGAGCCGGCCCAGGCCGCGCCTGCCCGCGATCGATCGGCCGCCCGCGTCCGGATGATCCGCGCCTATCTCCGGATGCGCGCCGATCGCGCCGCCGTTCGGGCTCACATCGATCGCCTCACCGCGGAACGGGACGAAGCGCGAGCACGCGCCGCCGCCGGGCAGGTGAAGCGCGGCCGCGCCCTCGCCGGTGTGCGCCGGACCCGCGCGGCGCTCAGCGTGGCTACCATCCGCCTCGCCGCCGCCAATGGGCGCGCGACCGACGCATGCGAGCGCGCCGACCGTGCGGAACGGCTCGCACGCCTTGGGGCGGCCGGTGATCTGCCCGCGCCTCGCATCCTGATCGATCCGACCGACGCTCGCCGGTTTGAGGCGGTGCGGTCGTGAAGATCCTGCACGACGCGATCGGCACGTTCATGCTCGCCGCAATCATCGGTAGCGCGCTGATCATCGCCGGCCTCACCGTGCTCGCCAAGGGCCTGCCCTTCATCACTGGCGTGCTTCACGCCCTCACCGGACGCTGATCATGATGCAGCTAGACCTGTTTGCCCCTGCCCCGTCGACCGCGAAGGCGGTGCGCGGCGCGGATGAGGATTGGAACGCCTTCAAGGCGCGGCTCGAGGCGGCGAAGGGCGTCGACCGGTTCGAGACCCTTTCGTTCGGCGAGGGTGGCCGCGGCCGGTGGGGCAAGGCCGGATACACCCTCGAGCTATGGCACGACGTTGCAGGCCCGACACCGGGCTGGCGGGTGAGCGTGGCGATCAGCGTCCATAACTCCGGCTCAAGCGGGCCGTTCGGGTGTACCGTATGGCCGTCGAAGGATAGCGCGGTGGTCGACGCCTTCCGTTCGGTGCTGGGTGAGTTGGCTCACACGGAAGCGATGGAAGATGGGTGGGAGGATTGCCGCCGCCGGGCGGTGGATCTCCGCAAGATCGTGGCGTGGTGCCTTGAGCAGGCCCCAATCCATCTGGTCGGCGTCGACCTTGCCAGTGAGCTCGAGGTGATGCGCGCCGCCGCCATTGAGAAGGAAGGCCGCCGCCGGGCCATGCTCCACGCGAAGGATCGGATTGAGCAGGCCGCCAGCGTCGCGCTCTGGCGCGAAGGCGAGGGGCCATACACCGGCCCATCGCGCTCGCCGTATCGCGAGCTCATGGATCATTCGGACGGGCTCGCATGGCAGGATCGGTTCGTGGCTGAGTATCACGTCACCGGCGCGATGCCCGACCGGCTCGAGGTGGTGGTGTACGGTCACGGCAAGCCCTCGTCGGCAGCGATCATGGCGATGGCGGTCGAGCGGATCTCCGCCGGCGTCGACGTGCCGGTGCGCCTCGCCACCGAGGGCGAATATGTCCTGTGCAAGTCCGATCGGGAGAAGATCGCATGGTGATCAAGCCCATCACCGCGATCGGCGTGCACAAGCCCCTGTGCGTCGCCAAGGTCCGCGTCGCCGCCGGCCTCAAGACGAACACGGCGCAGCATCGCGCGTGGAAAGCGAAGCGCGCCGGCATCCCGGTCGACCAGTGCGGCCACCGCGCCGACTTCACGATCGACGGCGAGCACCTGTGCCGCCCTCACGCTGGCGCTGCTGCGCTGGCTCACCTGCTCAACGAAGGAAAGTAACCCATGCCCGATATCAAGAAGATCCCGCTCATCGACAACGGGACCGACTGCATCCTGATCGCGGAAGCCTCGACCCGTGATCCGAATGATGAGGGGCAACGCCGTTGGACTGATCTCGAGGTGTGGCACCGGCCGGGGCAATCGCCGCGGTTCGTCGCGGTGTCGGTCGGCGTCTCGAGCTTCACGCATGAGGTTGACCGCGAGCGGCGGCTTGGCGGCTCGAGCCTGAGCAAGGTGCTGCGCATGTTCGAGGGCAGCGACGGCGCTGAGCCGTCCGCGATCGGCCGCCACATCATCGCTCAGGCGAAGGTGTGGGAGAGCGACACGCTGTTCGACGGCTCGACCGTAACCGAGGCGATGGCTTGGCTGTATCAGGGCCTCGAGCTCGGCGAGTCCGTCGCCAGCCGCGCGGCGCGGGATCTGGATATCACGCCGCGGCCGGTGCAGCGCGCGATCAAGGCGGAGAGCGAGGGCGAGGAGGCGACGCTCACCGTGCCGCTGCTCGAGCTCCTGCGCTACATCGATCGCGACCGCTTCCAGGCCGATAGCGTGGCGCGCGCGGCGAAGGCGCGGGCCGGGGCGATCGCGGCGTGAGCGCCTTCTACGAGAAGATGGGCCGCACGGTTCGGATGCTCGAGACGTTCCCGGGCGTGGTGGTCGAGCCAATCCTGTTCATGGGGTCGCCCGCCTATCAGATCACCATGACCAACGAAGCGCGCGCCGTGCTGAGCGAGGCGATGGGCGTCCGGCCGCACCAGGTCGACCCGATGATCACCATGCGCGTGATGCACGATCGCCCGCTGTTCACCCACAAGATGACGGCACTACCACCCGAGGAAGGAAACGCACGATGATCTCTATGCCCTCAGAATACGCGCTGCTGCCGAGCAGCGACGCGATGCCGCCGGCGGCCAACGTCATGGTGCCGCGCCGCATCCACGGTGCGACCAAGGCTCTGGAGCTCGGCATGATGGCCGAGGATTGGGACAACCCCACCGGCGCGCTCAACGATTTCGGTCAGATCAAGGTCGACGGGTGGCGGGCGATCACACTCGGCGAGACCGAGGCCGGCGGCCCTGCCCGGATCGTGACGCGCGAGGGCGAGCTCCTGCACGCCGCCGCCGGGGCGATGCCTGTGCTCAAGGCGATCGAGAAGCTCTATGGCGAGCCGATGATGTTCGATGCCGAGTGGGCGATGCCCGGCGGCCTCGAGGCGACCACCGCCGCCGGCATGCGGGGCGTGCCGAACCCCAAGGCGACGCTCTGGCTGTTCGACGCTATCCCCATGCGGGATTGGCTGGTCGGCGCGTCGACCACTTGGGGCGCGTGGGATCGCGTGGAGCTCCTCATGCGCCACGCTGAGCAGGTGAAGCGGCCGGGCGTCGGCGTGCTGCGGCCGTTCACGCTGGTCAATCCGGCCAACGCGAAGCTCGAGGCCGAGCGGGTGTGGAAGATGGGCGGCGAGGGCATCGTGGCGAAGGGCATGAACAGCCCGTACCTGCGCGAGCGGTCGCGGCACTGGCGCAAGATCAAGCAGGTGGACCGGATCATGGTCGAGATCGTCGAGGTGACGGCGAAGGGCACGCTGGTGTGCCGCCGCCCTGCGCAGCCCGACCGCACGTTCGGCGTCGGCACCGGCATCGATCGCTTCAACCGCGAGACCTTCCTCAAGCATCCGGCCGGCTTCTGCGGCGTCGAGGTGGAGATCGAGATCAACGGGTACACCGCGAACGGTACGCCCAAGCATGCGCGGTTCATCCGCGTGAAGGGGTTGTGATGGGCATCGCTCCCCTCCCCGAACCGCTCCGCCACATCATGCAAGCCTGCGCCGCCGGCCGCATGGACGGTGACAGCCTCAAGGCGCTGCGCGAGAGCTCGCCGCGGTTCGTCTACATGCTCTGCGACGGGCTCATGACCGATATCGCCACGTTGCAGCGCATGGCCGACGAGGGCCGGCTCACCGTCGACAAGATCGCGGAGGCGATGCGATGATCGCGTTCACGGATCTCGAGGCCCTGGTGCCGTTCGCGCGCCGCCGGTCGATGCGCGGGTTCTACAACGGCAAGCTGACGGCGGAGAGCCGCGCCCTGGTTGCAGCGTGCTCGCACGTGCTCCGTTTCAGTCCCGGCATCGAGGCGACGGTGCTGTTCACGCGCGACGTCGGGCATCACACGGCCGGGTGGTGGAAGAACCCCGACTATGAGCGGTGCTGGCACCTGTCCCTCGCCTATCGGCACCCGATGCTGCCCGGCGCGCGGTTGCCGCACGATCACGATCGATCGGCGGTGATCGCTCGAGCCTTCTACGGTGACGACGTTGCAAAAGCATGGGTCGAGAAGCCGTATAGTCTTGAGGGCAAGCTATCGGACGTGTGGCATTACCGGGTGTTCTGCGACGAGGGCTGGAACCCGCATATTCCGCGCGGCGAAGTCTATTCGCGGGAATGGACGCCGCGGGGATGGCAGTCGTTTTCGGAGGTGCATGGCACGCTTCTGAGCGAGGTCGACGCGCCGTTCCTCACGGATGCATCGGAGTGAAATTGCCGGATGAGGCCGAGATCGAGGCCGCCAAGTCGCCGCAAGGCGGATGGACTCGCGCGCAGCTTGCCGCGTGGGGTGTGGCGTGGCCGCCGCCGAAAGGGTGGCGTGCCCGCATTGCTCAAGAGAGGAAGGAAACTACCGATGCCGAATGAGACACTGATCGCCGCGATCGCCGCCGCCGTTGGCGATATGGAAGCGTTCCCCAACCATCCGCACATGGGCGACGAAACGCTGAACGCCTTCGTTAGCCATACCTGGATGGAAGGCTATTGGCCCGATCTCCTGCTGCGCGCCGCTACCGTCGCCGCCGAGGCGGCTGAGCAGATCCTCGCCGCCGCCGAGCCGGAGCACCCGCTCGAATCCATCCGCAAGGTGTTCGAGGCCACCGATCGCAAGGCCGTCACCCGCGCGTCGCGCCTACTGGTACAGGCCGCCGGCGGTGAGGTGATCGTGCCGAACCACATGGCCGATATCATCGACCAGATCGAGCTCACCCAGATCGACGAGCCGCACCGGAGCCGGGTGATCTACCGCTCGCATCACGCCAAGAGCGCCGCCGGCGGGCAGGTGATCGATGCCGGGCCGGCGGTGTCGACGATGAAGCGCATCGGCTCGAGCACGATCGGAGATCTGTGATGGGCTGGCTGGATATCATCTGCATCGTCGTGTTCATCGCCTGCATCCCGGTGGTGATCAACGCCAACAGGATAGCCGAATGGCTCATGTCGAAGCTGGTCCTTTGCTACAACGGCCATACCTGGGTGCACCGCGGCGGCCGCAATGCGTCTTGCGCCCTCATGGGCAACGACTGCGGTTGCTCGATCCCGGTGTACGAGTGCGCGCGCTGCGGCGAGTGCGACTATGGCGAGAACAACGAGGCGACGCTCACCATCGACGAGTGCGGTGAGAGGGTCCGTGAGGAGCTCGTCGAGTTCAAGGTGCTCGAGCGGCACCAGGTTGCCGGCCGCGGCGAGGTGCTGGTCGGCGAGTGGCCGCTCTGGGATCGGGTCCATCCTGTTGGTCGGCGCGTCATGATCGACGGCGCGGTTCACGAGATCCGCGGGTACGAGTGCATTGGTGCCGTCGACACGTTGTTGCCCGGCGACAAGGTAGCGATCACCGTCAAGCGGGTGTCGGCGTGAGGCCGGCGAAGCCGATGGATCTGCCCGTCGCCACCGCTGAGCAATGGGAGGTGGCGTTCCGCAACACCGAGCAGGCGTATGCCCGCAACAAGTCCCGGCGGTGGGTGCTCATCTGCATGCGCGACGCGCTGCGCACCATCGTCGATCCATCTGAGGAAGAAGCATCATGACCCTGCCCCCCTGGACTTTCGGCCGCGTGCTCGGGGCGTGCGGCTTCACCGAGATTCCTATGACCGAGCGCATCCCCCTGCTCGCTCCCGGCGATGAGATCCGCATGTCGCCGGTGAAGATCTACCTCGACAGCCTGCCGATCGAGGTCATGAAGCCCGATCCCGCGGCGTTTTTGCAGATCGTGCTGCCGGCAGACACGCGGACGTTCCCGACGATGAAGTGGACGCTGAGCACGCTCGAGCCCGCGGAGGCCAAGCGTATCTTGAGCCTATCCGCCAGCGCCGATCGGCGACAGCGAAAACGTGGCTGGCGCTTGCTCAAGCACCGGATGCGGGCGATCGCGCCGCCGCCGATGCGCGGCCGCACGGCGAGCTTCATCGTCCAAGACGAAATCGATTCCTATCAGGAGAAGAACGATGTTTGATGAAAGATATCCCGGCCTGCCGGCGGAGCACGTCGGCAAGGCCCTGTTCGATCACGAAATGGTGGAGCGAGGTGTGTCATCCAAGTGGGAAGATCTCGACGATGATGAGCGGCTAAGCTGGCTCGACGCCGCCGGTGTGGTGGTCAAAGCCGCGGCCCCTGACGATCGCCGAAAGATCGAGATCCTGAGCCGCGCCCTCGCATGGCACGGCGATCCGGCGCGCATGGCGACCACGCGGGAGGAGTGGCAACAGACGATCGACGATGCGCTCGTATGGGTGCGCGCCAACCCTGAGCCGGGGCGGCCGTCTTTCTCGTCGTTCACCGGCGATCGAGCCGTCGAGCTCAACATCGACGCGCAGCGGCAGACTATGGAGGCGATTGATGACCAAAGACGATGAGGAGCACATGGCCGGGTACGTGGATGGACATGATCCGACCGCTCCCGAACCGAGCGCCAATCGCTCATGGTGTTACCGGCACTCCTTTGCGGTCGGCCGGCGTGAGCTCGAGCGTAAGCCTCCGGTGCCGGCGGCCGCGGCTCGGGAGCTCGCGGCCGCCGCCGCCGAAAAAGACGCGAGGAGCTAATGGCGAAGAAACCGAACCCGCTGCTCGGCGGCCGCGACGATCGCCCGCGGATCTGGATGCGCGAGAACGACGGCTATATCGAGTGGAAGCGCGACGCGACCGCCCGGTGGAACCGCGGGTGCAACAGCATCTACGACGCGCTTTGCATGGGCACCGAGGATAACGACGGGCTCGAGCACGCGGATCAGCCGGCGATCATCATGTGGGAAGGGTCGACCACGCCGACCTAGTGCGCGCCGCCGCGCCGTGCGGTACGGTGCAGATCTCACGACAACGGAGATACATGATGAAACGCTTATTCCTCGTCGCACTCGCCGGATCGATCGCGCTGGCCGCATGTGGCGATCGCGTCGCCGGCCCCGGCACCTGGACGCCGCCGGCATCCGGGCCTGTCACCGAACCGACGCCGGAGCCCGAGTTCGTTTGCCCGCCGAGGATGCCGGCGAAGAAGTGCGAGGATCTCAAGAAGATTCACGACGGCAACCACGATACGCCGCCGCCGATCACGTCCTAAAACTGCGGTTGCGCCCCTGTAGGGGCTATGGCATCAGGGCGTCGGGTTACACCTCGAGAGGCCCTTGTGGATTTCCCCTTTGAGCCCGGCCGGTGCAAACCAGCCGGGCTCATTGCATTTCAGCGGTTGATGATGCGGTTCAGCTTCTCATCCAGCCGGGCATGCGCCGCCGCCGTGCGCTTCTGCGACTGATCAAGCATCTGGGTGAGGGTCTCGAGATCCTTCTCCGCCAGCGCAGCCTTCGACCGCTCTACCGATGCCGCCACCTGCTCGACGAGCTCGGCACCGTGCTGCGCGATCGACACCGCGGTGCCCGCCAGCTTCAACAGGGAATCTACGTCCAGAGTCATAACCGCGTCCTCGTCTTGGGTGTGCATCTGATCAGCGGCCGCCGAGCAGGCGCTTGATCGCGTCGGCGGCGTCACTGGCCTTCTCGATCCAGTATAGCTTGTCGCTGACCGCGATCGTGGTTTCGCCCGCGCGCGCGAGAGCGGCGGCCGCCGTATCGCTGAGCTCCTTCAACACAATCGCTCGAGGCTTGTTCACGAGCCCGGCGTCGACCGCCGTCTCCATCAACAGCACCGCCGACTGATAGGACTCGTTCGCTACGACGAGCTTCTGCGCGGCCTGCACCGCGATCGCGTCGGCCGCCGCCGTGGTGGAGTGCTGCGGGGGTGGACCCGCGTTCCAATTAGGCTCGAGCGTCGCCGGCGAGCAGGCCGCGGTCGCAACGCTGAGCGCGGCGAGGCACGGCCACCACATCATGAATTTCATCTTCATCCTCCCGTTACAGGCCGCGCGTCACATCGCGGGGCGCGTTGAGATCTTGCTCGGTAGCAGCTTCGACGGCGGCCTGCACGGTCGGGTGCAGCGTGCCGCGCACCTGAGCGAAACGGTTCGGCAGCATCGCGCCCATGAACGCCATCTTCACCGACCGGCGGCGTGCTCGAATCCACGCAACCACCGGGACCGCTGCCGTCGCGATCAGCGTGAGCACCGGGATCGCGGGCTCGGATTGCAGGAAGCGGTACAGCTTCACGATCCAAAGCTGCTCGCTCAGGCCCATGAAGCTGATCAGCACGCCGAGCGCGGCGAGCACCTGCAACAGGATGGTCATGATGCCGGCCTGGTTGATATTGCCGTCGACCTGGACGGGAGGCGTCGCCGCCGTTTCGCCGCTTGCGAGCTCGGTGAGCGTCGCGTCATTCGGGTTCGTCATCGTTCGCTCCTATGCGATCTGGAAGTGAGGGCCGTCGAGGAAGTCGGGGCCGGGGTGGCGCACCTTGTACGCCTCGACCGCGGCTTTGAGCCCGACGATCGTGCCGTCGTACTGGCTCATCTTGCGATCCCACACCGCGCCCCAGATCAGGGACACGCCCTCCGCCGCCGCCGCCTTGTGCACGGCCGACGCGATCGGCCAGATCGCACCCCATTCCCAGCGCAGCTTGCCGTTGATGAACGGCACCAGGTCGACCGCGTGGCCGTACCCGTCGCCGGCCTGAGCACGGTGCTTCGACTTCATCGTCTTGGACGCGCCGCGCGACACGAGGGCCTGTTGCTCCTCTTGCGTGCGCAGTCCGTCGTGGACGCTGAAATCCTGGGTGGTGAGCTTGATCGCGCGTTCGACGACGCTGATCAGCTTGGGGTGGACTCCGGTGAGCTCCTTACGAGATCCGGCACCGAGAACGAACGGCATGATGGGCCTCCCTATGTGGAGAGCCCGGCATACCACGCGGCTAGTTGATGATCGACTCCACCGAGAACGTCTCCTCGAACCGCATGTTCGCGTCGGTGCCGCGGCGGCTGGTGATGTTCCCGTACAGCATGCGATCGTGCAGGTACGGCCCGGCCTTCGTGTTCGGGATGATCAGCGCCGGCTCGCTCGTGCCGATCGCCATACCCAGATCCCCGAGTTGCGTTTCGCGTTGCGTTTCGGTCATGGCCGAAATCGTGAAGTCGACTTTCTTCATCCGAAAGCCTGAGACCGCATCCGGCGAGCCGTCGCGCTGCCGCTCGAAACTGCCCAGGTCGACCACCTGGTCACTCCGGTCGGAATAGTTCTTGAGCACGCGCGCCTGGCCGAACACGGCATGGGTGATGTGAGCAAGCTGCCCCGGCGGGCGATCGCCGTAGATGAGCACGCCCACGTACCGGTCGGTGAGCGGCGTGGTCAGCCGCGTGATGCTGTGATAGCCGCGCCGGCCGCGAAGGTTCGGCGTTGCGCGAAACGGAGCGAACGCCGTGATCGTGTCGGGTGAAACGCCGGCGGCCTTTTGCGGCGTGTTGCCGCCGGCAAAGCGGATAGTGGTGTTCTCGGGAAAGTTCGTGTCGAGAAGCGCGATCGTGTCGATGGGCTGGCCGTTGGTCTCGATGTAGAAGAAGTACGGATCTGCTGCCGGCACCAGGCGAGCCGCCGCGATCGGCGACGGCACCCCCAGGTTCTCGACCGGATAGCCCGCAACGATACCCTCGCCGCCCCATAGGCTCGGCCGCTGCGGCACCACGATGATCGCCGGCTGGATCTGAACGCCCGGCGTGTAGACGGTGTCGGTGCCGGCGAGCGTAGTCGCGCCCTTGATCGGCGACCACGACTTCACCGTGTTGTCGCTCATCACCTCCCGCGCCCGGAAGTAGTAGGTTTGCGAGCGGTTGAGCCCGAGGAACGTCAGCGTGGTGCCGGTGCCCACCCGCACCAGCGGCGCGATGCAGTATTGGAAGTCGGCGCGCGTCGCATACTGCCACTCGACCGCCACCGCGCCGGCGGCGATCGCGCTCTGATTGAACGTCATATCCGTGAGGCCGCGGCCGGCGTATGCGATCGCAACCATTAGCCCACGAGCTCCACGCTGTAGCGATCGATCGTGCCGTCGAAGCTGGTGCTCCGCGTGCGCGCGATCACGTCGATATCCCTGGTCTCATCGATCGCCCGGAAGCTCGGCGTGATCGGCGTGACCGACACGATGCTGCCGATGCCGAGCACCTCATCCACCTCGACCGCCTCGTGAAACTTGCCGACGCCCGATTGCAGCGACGCCCGCTCATTCAGCATCGCCAGCCCGTCCGCTTCGTATCGGAACAGCGTCGGGATCTCGCCGGCATCGATCGCGTTCGGCTGCGCGGCCTTGAGCACCGTATCCTTGTACGTGATCGCGACACCGTCTTGGGTGTAGCGGGCGATATCGGCGGGTGTAGCAGGCATGGCCCGCTATACCTTGGGGCCGGGGCTATCGTCCACATCGTCGAGCCTAGCGATCGAGGCGTCCATTTCAGGATCGTGCTTCCGAATCGGTGCGGTGTCTGCGCCGATCGTGCGCGCGAGCTCGCCGACGAACGCGCGGCCGCCTGCCGCCACCGCGGTGCCTGCCAGCTTGAGCAGAAGGAGCGCCGACCAGCCAATGCCTAGGCCGAGCAGCGGCGTCACGGTGATCGCGTCGCGGTGCTTCCAAATGAATGGGCCGGCGATGAGCAGCGCGACCATCGTCAAGGGCATGGTCTCGCGCACCGTCTGCCGGCGGCCGAGCTTCTTATTTTCCGCGTCGACGTAGACGAGACGGGCGAGGATGACGCCGAGCACGCCGAGCAGGATCGAGATCCCCTCGAACACCGTGACGCTGACGATGATCGGCGCAACCGGGGATACGGCGGCGCTGGTCGCCATCCCCGCGATGTTCTGAACGGCCGACCCGTTACTCGGAAGCTGAGACGGGACGGTCGACATAGGGTTGCGCGGGCCTCACGTAGGTTACAACGAACGCGATGAGCAATACCGCGAGAAAGAGCCCAGCGCCCCTTATTTTTGAACCCCTTAGGTCGGCATGGATCGCGGTGGTGGGCCAGCGGCGTAGCTGGAATGAGGTGATGGGGGCCGCGGTGCGATCAATCCACCATGCGGCGGCGAATAGGAGCGCCCATAGAACGTTGACGTTCCAATTCTGTAGCGACAACCATTCCCGCCAGTAGGGGCTGAGCTTGCTCCACGCCATGACCTGCACCAGCCGGGGGATCGAGCGGCTGAGCGCGCCGCCGATGATCAGGATCTTGACCAGCCGGTCCATCGTCAGCGGGTGCCGCCACGGCAGCGGATCATCGCATAGATCCGTGACCAGACGGTGCATCCATTGCGCGGCGAGCAGCGTGCCGAGCAGGAGCCCGAAAATCGAGATCATCACGAAGATCGGATAATCCGCCAGGCTCGGCGGGAATTCTGTTGATGCGAAGAAACCGCTCACGACGTCCACCTCGATTAGCTCAGGGTTCAAGACGCTTCACTTTCCTTCTGTGGCCCGCGCCAATCGACATTGTCTTTCCGGCGCATGGTCTCAGGCTCAGGATACTTCGCCGACTTCAACGCGACGCCGCGGCCCTTCTCGCCGAGATCCCGGCGAGCGAGCGACACGATCTCGGCCGAGCGCCCGTTCTTGTTGAACGTGCTCCACCCCTGCGCGTCGGCATAGTTGTAGATCTGACCGACGAGGTTCTTGCCGTCGTCGTTGAGCAGTTCGTAGTGGGCATAGAGAAGCTCGGCCCCGTCACATAGCTGGTCGGCCGCGACGCCGGGCAGCGATTGCAGACGATCCTCGATCTCCGCGGGGGCGTTCCCGCCGAACGCAAACGCGCGCAGCCGCCGGACCAGCTCACCCGCATCACTCACGTAATCCATGTTGCCCTCCGCTAAATCGTGCCCGACGTACACCCGCCCAGCGCGCGGGTCCATCCGTCAGAACCCGGTGACGTCGACCACCTGATAGCTGCCGATGTTGTACGCAAACGGCTCCTCATCATCGACCGGGATTTTCAGCGTGATGTATGTGACGTCGGTGATGCCCATCGTGTCGCCGTTGCCGCTACCGGTCAGGAACATTTTGCCGATGTAGGCGCGATCGTTGTTCTGATCGATCGGATCATCCTCGACTGAGCGCACCTGAGACGATGCGTTGAGGATGCCGGCGAGCTTCACGCCGGGAATGGTGATCGGCGTATAGTCGACTGGCCCGTTATTGAGCGCGTAGGTTTTGCCGCCGACGACGCGCATCGGCAGATCGTTCGCCGTCATGGTGAGCGTGCCGTCCTCAAGGTACATTTCGAAGCCGCTGTTCGCGCCGCCGACCGAACCGGTGCCGAACACATAGATCTCCATGTTACCGGAGTAGCGGACATACTGGATCGTGGCTGAGAGGCCCGACGTCGCGCCGACGCGCGCGATGCCGTTGCCGGCGAAGGCGATCACGGCGTTCGGGACATTGTGGTTCAAGGTCGCAAACTGCCACACGACTGCGTTCGAGTTCGTGTTGCCGTCCATCGTCCTGGTGCCGCTGCCCACGGCGGTGGTGTCGAGCACGAATTTCGCGAGCAGGTTGAACGGCTGCTCATCGGAGTCGAATTGCTTGACGCCGTTCTCGTTGTAGATCTCGAGCAGCGCCATCAATAGAGCCCGTATGTGATGCGGCTCGGCTGCGGGGTGCCATAGCCCCGCCCCGCATATTCCCAGCTAAGCCGGTTGCCTACGATCGTGACGCGCGCGAGGAAATCGGCGTCGCCTGAGCCCAGGCTGGTCACGGTATGGAAGGGCACGCCCTCCGAAAACTTCGGCACGTCGATGTACCCGGTGCTGTCCGCGGCGACGTCGACGAACCCGAGCCGCCGATTGATCCGGTCGCCGAGCCGCAACAGCGGCCGCCCATCCTCCGCCCAGATTTGCAGCATGTCAGCGCCCCATCTTCACGCGCAACCGCGTGCTGCTGTAGACCCGCGTGCCGTTGCCGTCGCGCTCGGTGCGGCCGCCGTCCGCGGTATAGCTCACCAGGAATCCGATCTCCGCATTGATCGCGCCCAGGTTGGCGACCACGATATCGGCGCTGTTGATCGTGCTGCGGAACGCGAGCGCGCCCGCGCCGAGCCCGCCCAGCGTCACCTGTCCACCGCCGCCGCCGACCAGCGCGCCATTCGATCCGATCGAGATCCCTGCGTTGTTGATCCCCTCATTGCCGTTGAGGTTGGCGAGGTTCCCGGGCCGGGCATAGAGGTTCTGGTTCCACGTCGCGCCCTCCGTCGCGCTGAGCGAACCGACATAGCCGAGCCCATTGATCGTCACCTGGCCGCCGCCGCCGCCGGCAAGCACGCCATTGTTCGCGATCGACACGTTCGAATTGATCAGCCCGCCGGTTGCTCTGCTCGTCGGTAGGGTGCCGGATGCATAGACGCCGCCGAGATCCACGGTGGACAGCACGCCCACCGGGCCGCCGCCGACGCCGGAGAACGTGACCTGGCCGCCGCCGCCGCCGGACAGCACCCCGTTCGCGCCGATCGTGACGCCGGTGTTGATCAAGCCAGCGACCGCGCGCGTCGTGGGCAGGAAGCCGCTGGCGTACACGCCGCCGACGTCGACGCTATTGAGCAGCCCCACCGGGCCGCCGCCGATGCCGCCGTATGTCACCTGCCCGCCGCCGGCACCGCTGAGCGCACCGCTGGCGGCGATCGAGATACCGGTGTTCTGGATCGGCTCCGCGCCCGCCAGCCCGGCGAGGTTCGCCGGCCGCATGGTGAGGTTGCTGTTCCACACCGCGCCTAGCGTAGCGCCGGCCTCCGCGGGGCGGAGACTGTCTAGCGACTGCCCGTTGCTGTACGTGATGCTCGTGGAATCGATCGCACCCTGCTGCGCCTGCCAGTAGGGACCGGGGGCCGGGTAATTGCCCGACGTCGGGACGCTGTTGATGTAGAGCCAGGTGCTCTTGTTCGGAAGCGCGACCAGGTTGCCGGCGCGGTATGTTTCCGTATCTACGTAGCCGCCGCGGTCGACGATCGTGTCCACATAGTTCACCTCCTCATAGGTGAGCACGTCGCCCGGCCGCGCGACGCGATAGGTGATCTTGTACGTGGGCTCGATCGGCTCGGCGATGCGCCAGCCAGTGACGCGCGGCTGGATCGACGCGGTGCGGTTGAGGATCGCGATCGGCGTCGACGGCGTCGCGCGCGACATGCCGATCCGGTTCTGCACCGTGATGATCGGCGTGGCGTTCAGCGGCAGGGCGATCGCCTCGATCAGATCCGAGATCTGCACCTGCTCGCGGACGTGCAGCCGGATCTCCCGGTTCACGCTGGCGTCGAGCGCGTCGAGCGAGGAGCCGTCGTATTCGGTCGCGGCGAGGCCGGCGTGGAGCGCCAGGATGCGCTTGATCAGCGCGCCGCTGCGGTTGATGCCGAATTGCGCGGTGAAGGTGATGCGGCCGGTCGGCGGCGCACCGAGCCCGACCATGCCCTGAGCGATGCAGGTGCCCCAACGGCCGGGCGGGATCGTCTTATTCAGGATCGCCGCCTTGAGCGCGGCATAGCTGGCGAAGTCGCCGACGCTCGCGCCCAGATCGTTGAGCGCCTCATACGCCTTCACGACGCTGATCATGTTGCCGTAGCCGTCGAGCATGCCGATGTTGTTCACGGTGTCGAACAGCACCCACTCCCGGCTCTCGACGTATCCGAACCCGGCAGGCTTGAGCGTGCCGCGCACGTTCGGATCGCCCTCCGCGCCGCCGGTGCCGGCGAATTCATTCACCAGGAACGGCTTGTCGATGCGGGTGCGGTCGACGGTGCAGTTGAGCGTCACCCGCTTCGTGTCGAGATCCACCGGCGCACCCGTCACCAGCCCCGCGAATTCGATGGTGATGCCGGCGGCGACGCCGTCGACCGCGCGGTAGATCACGATCGGCGCGCCGGGCCAGTAGAGCCGCTGCGGTACGGGGTGTTGCTTCATGCCGGCGAGGCCGATCACCAGGTCGGCAACCGCCAGCTTGAATTTGCCGTCGAGATCCAGGCTCATCACGTCCTGCGCGATCCGCGGCCGCCGCACCACGAGCGGCTCCCACGGATCGCCGCCGAACCCGAGCGGGGTGGCATCCGCCGCCGAGCCGATACGGATATCGACGCGGTTGCCTGTCGCCAGATCAATGGGGCGGAGGAAGATGAGCAGCGGGATCATGCCGCTGATCTACACCCGCCCCGCCCCATTGTTAATTGGCGTATGCGAACCCCGTCTGACGGAACGCCGCAAGGTTATCCATCGACGAGATTACGCCCGCGCCGCCCAGCTTTTGCAGGATCGCCTGCAACGATTGGTTGAGCACGGCCGTCTGCTGGTTCGTCGCCTGCACCGTTGCGTTCGAGCTCGCCGAGATCGCATCCGACATGACGCCGAACGGCGAGCCGGGGAGATCGCTGGTCGGCAGGCCCGTCACCGCGGCGGCGGCGTTCGTCTTGCCCTTCTCGAGGATCTGCCGGAGGAAGTCGAAGTCGCTGAAATACCCCGAGCTCGAGCCGTTGAGCGCGCGGCTGGCATCGTTGAAGTTCTTGCCCGCCTCGACCAGCGCATCCGCGTCGACCACCTTGCCAGCCTGCACGTCGGACACGAGCTTCTGGAAGGTCGCGTTCGCGTTGTCGTACACCGTCGCCTTGTTGAGTGGGCTGTCCGACGTCTGGTTCAGTTGCTTGAGGAAATCATCAATCGCCGTGCTCGTCGCCGTCTGCGCACTCTGGATCGCCTGCACCCGCTCAAGATCGTAGAGCTTCTGCGCCTGCGCATACTGCTCAGCCGACGCCCCGCCCTCGTCGAGCGCCGCCTTGATCTTCATGAATTCATCGTTGAGCTCCGTCACGGCCGCGCGCACCGGATCGGTGAGACGGAGGAGCCGCTTCGGGATGCTCTCGATCAGCGTCGCCTTCTCGAGTTGCTTCGACAGATCCTTTCCGGCGAGCAGGATGCGCTTCGACGCCGCACTCATCCCCGGCAGCACGCCATCGCTGATCATGTCGCGAACGGCATACTCGATCGCCTGCTGCTCATCGGCGAAGGTGATCGCGCCCTTGCTGCCCTTGCCGCCGATCGGCGTGCCGTTGGTCGAGACGCGGATCTGATCCTTGTACGTGCCGATCTTCACGTTCGAGGAGCCGCTGAGCGACAGGCCAAGCTGATCGGCGATCTGCTGGATGCTGCTCGCGACGCCGCCGGCGAGCGAGGTCGCACCCGCCTGCCGTGACTTCGTGCCCGTCGCCGCGCCGGCGGCAGCGCCGAACCCGTCGATCGTCACACCGGCCGATGCCGACTTGGTTTTCTTGAACAGGCCGCCGACCGTGCCGCCGATCAGGCCGCCGACGATATCGGCACCGGGGATGCCCGTCGCGCCGCCGATCGCGCCGCCGATCGCCGCGCCCGTCTGGGATTGCTTGATCCCCAGCTTCGACGCGATGCCAGATGCAAGCTGACCGGTGCCGGCACCCTTGAGCGCGTCGCCAAACTTCGCGCCGAGACTGCCCAGGAATTTGGTGCCGAGCGCATTGTCGAGCTTCTCGCCGATCGCCTTGCCGGTCTCGTTATACACCTCTCGGATGGACGGCGGCTTCTGCCGGTTCAGATCCGGCAGCTTGATGCCGAGATCCTTGAGCACGCCCACCGCCTTGCCGGCGAACGGATCTTGGATGACGCCGCGGTCGACCTGCTTTTTGGCCGTGACGATGATGTCCTCGCCGCTCTCCGCGACAGCCGAGCTCACCTTGGTGGCGACGTCGACGAGGGCCTGCGTCGTGGCCTGGCTCTGGCCGCCGATCGGGCCGGCGGCGAGACCGTTCGCCATGCCCGCCGCCGCGCTGGCGGCCGCGTTGACGCTCGAGGTGAGGCCGTCGATGCCGGCGCGCAGCGATCCAGCCGATGCCGTGGTCGCATCGAACGCCGTGACCGGTGCAGCCGACGCGATCTGTTCGGACAGGATGGTCGACGCGGAATCGATCCTGCCGCTCGCCAGCCTCAACACCGCGTCGACGGAGTTCCCCGGATTGAGCAACGCGCCGAACGTCGTGCCCTCCGGCAGCACGCCGCTCGGGAGGGTTGCGCGGGGCAGGTACGGATTGACCGGAGCTTCGGTCGACGCCGGCGCGGACAGCGGCGCGGTGTTCGTGCCGGGCGTCTGCCCGACCAGGCGCAGCATGAAATCCTTCGCGGTGTTGAACGCGCCGGCGAGGCTCTGCGCAGCCATGCCGGTGGTGCCGAATTGCGTGGCCGCGAAGTCGGTTGCCCGCTGCACCGCGTCGCGGCCGCTGATCAGATCCTTCACCCGCTGGTCGACGCCGCCGAATAGCTGGTCGGTGACGATGCGCGCCGACGCGCCCTGATAGCTGGCGAACAGGCGCTTCGCGAAACCGGCCGCCGCCTTGGGCGCGTTGTTCGGGAGATCCGCTAGGAGCTCCTCGACCGAGCTCCGCATGTCGTCGACCACACCGGACAGCGTCGCGGTGATGCGCTCGCGATCCTGTAGGATAGCGTTGACCCGCTCCTGCCGGTCGGCCGCCTGCAACAGGCGATCGTATTGCCCGGCCTCGAGCACGCCCACGCGGTCGACGAGCTCGAATTTCTGACGGAGGGCCTGCGCCTCCGCGGTGCGCCCGTCGAGCAGCGCCTTCTGGATCTCCTCCTCTCGGGCGTAATCGTCGAGCATGTCTTGGAACGGCTTGCGCAGCCCCGTCTGCACGCCGGCGGCGCGCTGCTCGTAATCCTCCGTCGTGAAGCGGCGGCGGCCAGTGGGGTTTTCCGCCGTCTTGGGCGCGATGCCGTCCACCTGCTGCCCGACCAGGGCGAGCAGATCTCGCACGTCGGCGCGGGCGCGATCGAGAGCGCGCGGCGCGGTATCGTACCGGCTGGCGATATCGGCGATCGCCTCGCCCGCTGACGCCGCCGCCGCGCGGACCTTCAACGCATCCTGGATCTGCGCGCGCGCCGCGCTGTTCGACGCTGCCCGGCTCGCGTCGAGGGCGTTTACCTCCTTATCGTATGTGGCGAGGATCTGCTCGCGCTGCTGGATATACTCGTCGCTGTTCGGGTCTTTCCCACTCCGCGCCAAGGTGAGCAGGGCGAGGTTCTGACGCTGCTCGGCTTCGTCGCGCGCATCCTGAATCGCGTCGCGCGCCGCTGCTCGAGCCTGCACCCGGCCGGCAGTATCCGCCTTGCGAGCACTGGCCTGAGCCTCCGTCGCCGACTTGACGCCCTGGATCGCCGCCGCCAGCCGGTGCTGGTAATCGATCTCGCTCTCACCCTGCTGAGCGCCGTTCGCACGAACGCTCTTGAGGTTGGCGCGGGCACGCTCGAGCTCAGTCTGCGCGGCTTCCGCGGCGGCGGCGGCCTCGATCTGCGCCTTGCTGCGGTTGCCGGTGGTGCCGGGCTTGGCGACGGGGCTGAAATCGCCCTGCGCGCGCTGGCGGTTCTCGAGCGTGTTATCGCCGGTGAGGAGGCGCTGCTGCGCGGTGAGCTTCTGGTACGCCTGCGCGCTGTCCACGACGTTGCTGCTGACGCGCGCCGCCGCATCGGCCACCGCCTTGAGCCGCGGCTCAGACTTCGCCAGTTCGTCGAGGCTCGTCTGCAACGACTCCGCCGACATGGTGGAGCCCGGCTTGCGATACGCCGCGAACAGGGCGTCGGCCTTCTTCTCCGCGTCGGTGAGCTTGATGTAGCCGCTGTACGATCCGGCCTGATCACGGCCGCCGATCCTGCCACCAAGGTTCGCGAGCTCGCTGCGCGCCGTGCGATAGTTCGAGCCGGCCGCCTTGAGCCCGGTTTGCAGGTCGAGGTTGAGCCCAGCCAGCTTCGCCTTGTTCTGCTCTTTGATCTTGCCGGTGTTGAAGTCGATCGCGCCCGACAGCTTGTTCTGCGCGTCCTCGAGCAGGCGAGCGTTCGCCTCCGCCTGGCTCTCCGCCGTGGCGAGATACGTGAGCACCGTGACCAGCCCGGTGATCGCGAGGATCGGCAGCGACGTCTTGAGCAGATCCATCGCGCCCTTGAGCGCGCGGGTGCCCAGCGCGGCGGCGCGCATCGCCACCGTCTCGGCCTCGATCGCCGTGGTGCGAACCACCGTCGCGCCCGTCGCCGCGATCTCGGCCTGCTGCATCGCCTTCACTTCGGCGGTGAGCGCCGCCGCCGCCGCGCGCTGACGCTGAGCATAGGTCGCCGCGACGGTCGACTGCCGCACGGCGTTCGTCTCGGCCGTGTTAGCGGCGAGGATCTGCTCGGCGGCGGCCGCGCGCTCGGCGGCGATCGTCTGCGCGTTCATGGCGCTGACGACGGTCGACTCCGTGGCAGCGAGCTCGGCATCGATCGCGACAAGCTGCTGGCGAGTACGGGCGAGGGCGGTGGTGGCGGCCGCGGCTTGCTTCTCTGCGTTGCCGGCATTGATGCCGGCAGCATACGCCTGCCCGCCGCCGCCGGTCGCCTGAGCAGCGCGAAGCACCGCCGCCTGGCGCGCCGTCGACGCCGCCGCCGCCTGAGCGTTCGCGGTCTCGACGATCTCGACACGCTCGGCCCGCAACAGGGCGATGCGAGCTTCCGCGGCGGAGATCCGCGCGCCGTTGGATTCGACGTCGGCCGTGGCGGCGGCGGCGATCGCCTCCGCGCTCTGCCCGGTCGCCGCGATCTGCTCGCGGATCTCCATCGTGACGGCCGTTGCGGCGGCGCGCTGCGCAGCCGACGCCTCGAGCGCCGCCGCGGCCTGCTCACGCGCCTTGCCGATCTGCGCGGTGTATGCGCCGGTCTCCTCACGAAGCGCCGCGACGTTCGCCTGCCGGGCGGCGAGCTCGCGCTGAGTGGCCGCCACGTTCTCGTCGGCCGCCAGCCGAGCCGCGCGGGCATTGCCCAGCGCGACGTTCGCCTCAGTCGGACGGGCCGGGCCGTAGACCGTCGCGCCGCCGGCGAATTGCTGGCGGGTCTCCGCGACCGTCTGCTTTGCCGCCGCCGTGATGCGCGGTGCGATGAAAGCTGCGCCGACGCCGGCGGAGAGTGCCGCCACCGTCCGCATGTTCTCGGCCAGCACCGACACCACGTTCGCGAGCTTCGACGTGACGCCGACCGCCTGATCAGCGCGGCCGATCATCAGCGTGAAGGCGTTCCCGAATTCGGTCGACGCCACGCTCAGCGTCTTGGGGATGCGCGAGAATTTGAGGTTGATCTCCTCCTCGGCCTTGGCGAGCGCGTCGACGATCGCCTGCGCACTCAGCTTGCCCTCGGACCCCAGCTTCTTGAGATCGCCGACCTGGACGCCCAGCCCCTTCGCCAGCGCGCGGGCGAGCTCGGGGATATTCTCGCGGATCGACTTGAGCTCGTCGCCGCCGAGCGTGTTCGAGGCGATGCCCTGCGCAAACTGAAACAGGCCGGCGGCGCGGCCTTCCGTGCTCGAGCCCGAGATCGTCGCCGCCTTCGCCGCAACCGACGTGGCGATGTTGATCTTGCTCTGCTCAATCCGGAAGTCGCGGCCGGCGGCGGTCAGCTTGGAGTAGAGATCCGCGGTGGGTGCCAGCGCGGCGTGCGCGCCGATCGCGGCCCGCTCCACGTCGCGGAGCGCCGAATTCACCTGCGTCTGCGTCTCGTACAGCGGCCGGAGCTTGTTCTCGACGTTGACGAATTGGTTGGACGCGGAGGCGAACGCGAAGATCGATGCCGCGCCGGCGGCCAGGCCCAGCCGGATGCCGGCGAGCTCGGTCACGGCGGTGCCGATCGCGCGGACGCGGCCAGCCAGCGGCCCGAGCGGTCCCTGCACGACGTTCAACGTCGAGGCGAGGGTGTTGAGGTTCCGGTTGAGGAGCGTGGTCTCGGTCGCGACGTGGCGCGTCGACGTGGCGTTGCGCGCGAGCGCCGCCGATCCGGCCAGTGCGACGCCGCTGATCCGCGCCTCGGTGGCGGCGAGCGTCTGAGCAGCCTTCGACGCCGCCGCCGTCTGTAGCGCGAACGCCGCGCCGCCGCGGGATGCCCGCGATGGATCTACCCGCGCCGACGCCGACGATGCACCCAGCGCATGCCGGGCGATCGAGTCGTATGTCCGGTTCGCGATCGTCTCGAGTTGCCGGTATGCGGTGCCGCTACGGGGGTCGAGATCCGTCCGGATATAGTTCGTGAACGTAGACGCGCGGGCCAAGCCGGTTCTCCCGGTAGATTATGAGGCCCTGATCTCCCGTCTATCCCAACCCGCGCCTCTGTCCTAGCGGCGGTTATCCGGCCGCACGGCTGAGTTGATGATATCGGCCTGGCCGGCGGCGATCGCCTTGCGGATCTCCTCGACCATGTAGACCGGCACCAGGCCGGCGAAGCGGCTGACGATCTGCCCGACGTCGAAACGCTTTGTGCGCTTCGTGTTCTTGATCCCGAAAAACACCGTCACGCGCTTCTCAACCGACTTCGCGCGCGGGCCTGCCCGGCGGGCGCGGCCGGTGCGGGCGCTGACTGTCACCTTCTCGGCGTAGAGCACGGCGAGATCCGGGCGGATGCGGCGGAAGTGCAGCGGCCCGAGCGGCGCGCCGATCGCGTTGTAGAGCTCGGGGGTGAGCCGCCGCCGGCCGCCGGTGCCGACCCGCGCGGTGCGCGCCAGCGCCTTCGTCTGAAACCATAGCCACGCGCCGTTGCGTGGCCGGATCGTCGCGCCGCGGCTGTACGCATCCAGCGCGCCGCCGGCGAGGCTCTCATCGCCGCCGCGGGCGTAGAGCACGCCGTAGCTGTTCGAGCTCGGCCGCCGGCCCTGCCGGAGCGATGAGGTGTCGGCGACGGCGTTCGACAGGCGGCCCAGCCCGACCGTCCGGATCGTCTGCCTGGTGAAGATGCCCGCGCCGCGGATCGCCTTGTCCGTCGCCACCGCGGCCGCTTGCTTCACGATCGTGTCGTGCGCGCGGCCGAGCCGCTGGTGCAGGCCGTTGGGTGGTCGACTCTCGGTGTGCCGGATTGCCATGCGCTCCGCATAGCAGAAGGGCGGGAGCTATGCCCCCGCCCCGTTGCCGTCGACGTTTTCCTTAGACCAGTATTCGTTGAGCACATGGAACGCGCCCACGAGCCTGAGCGGCTGGTAAACTACGGAGCGGCCGTCAGGCCATCGTTCTTCGTCTCCGCCGCGGAGCCGCCGGTAGATCCTGACGATGCTCCGGTGGGTTTCCGAGATCCGCCGCCGCGGGTTCGACCGGTATTCGATTTCGTGCCCGTTGCCGGTTTCGTCGAATGTCCAGAAGCGACCGCCGATGGGTCCTGGGGGAGCGGTGAACCATCTGCCGTCGAGGAGCTCTCGAGCGGCAAGACGGAGTTTCCCACCTCTTCCCGGTCAAGCTCGAACATGAGTTGAGCCTCGGTGCATAGCTCCTGCCAGCCGATGAGGTTGCCCATCTTGTGCAGCGCCGTGCGCAGCGCCTCGACAGACTCGACCTTCATCACGCCGCTCATGTCGTATTTCGGCGGCTCGCAATCGAGGCCCTGCCAACCGGCGATCTCGATGCGCCCGGAGAGCTCGGCGAAGCGTCGCGAATAATCGTGCTGGTCGGCCAGCTTGTTCCGTACCAGCACCGAGCCGTCCATGAGCTCTTGTGTGAGCATCTGCGCGCGGGCGCGCTCTCGGATGGGGATCGGAAGTTCGGGGGGCTTCTCCATTTCGCGCGGCTTGGTGGTTCCAGCGTCGATATCGGCAAGGCGCTGCACTTCGCGATCGCGCCATTCGCTCAGCGCCTCCTCATGCAGCTTCGACTGCTGCCAGAAGGATTCGAGGAACAGCGCATCGGACTCCGCGGTGTCCGGCCGGATCGTCCAAAGCTCGCTCACCATAGCAGCACGCACCGCATCCTGCGAAACTTGGCGCACGCCGTACCGATACAGCTTGAGCTGGATCTCGTCGCGCTGCTGCCACGTCGGGATGCGGAAGAAGAACACCACCTTCGGCTCCTCGCTCGGATCTTCCGGGCGGAGTGACGGCGGCGTGAAGGGCTGTAGCCCATCGGCAGTTGTAGGGATCGACATTGGAGGCCCTCGGTTGGTGGAGCCGCGGGGATACCGCAACCGGGGCGTGCGGGGAAGTGGGGCGGGCCGCACACATGCGGGGTTCGGTAACGCCGGCTGCACATGGCACCGGACCTAAGACGCTGCGCCGATCTGCACCGGCCATGCTGCCGGCCCTCCGATCTCCGCCCCGCATAGAACGTGCATAATTTCACCCGGATCTGCAAGGTGGACTAGATCCGCGGCCGCGCCACGAAACTAGTCCACCCGCTGATCAGCCGTTGCTGGCTTCGGTCGCCTCGGTGAAGTCGGCGTAATAGTGCTTGCCCACCTCGAATTGGATGGCCGCCGCCGGGTTGTCGATCGTCATCTTGAGCTCGCCGGATGGCGTGGCCTTGGTGAAGTTCGCGTTCTCGCCGTTGGCGGTGGGGTCATACGCGACCACCATCTTCACCTGCTTGGACATGCCGAAATCCTCGATCGAGGTGACACGAAACTTCGCGCGCACATGCGTCATCATTCTCTCCATAGCTGTAGGGGATAGCCGGGAACGATCGAGACAACGACGGGCGGATTTCTCTACGCTCGCCTGGGGCCGATCGCCCAATCCGGTGACAAGCATATCGGTCAGTTTGACGAATTGCGCAAGTTGGCAAGTTGGCGGGGCGACTAGGACTCGAACCTAGATTGCTGGTTTTGGAGACCAGCGTCCTAACCGTTGGACGATCTCCCCGCGGGACGGGCGGGGTGCCATGCATCCGCCCTTAACAGTGCAGCGGACACCCCAGCCTACCGGCGTGTCGTGCCGGACGCCTCTTACCTTTCGGCCCCGGAGGAACGGGACTGATCGACGGCGGCAATCGGGGGTGACTTGAAACCCCGAACCCTTGCGGAGCGCGGTCGCCACGCCTGCCGCCGTCAAAGTAATCCGGTGCTCTACCGACTGAGCTACAACAGGCGCGCCACCCGTCAGCGGGGCTCGAACCCGCGACCACCGGACCCCCTCGCGGGGAACCTTGAAACTGGTAGGGAGGAGCGCCTCCCCGCTTGCGGCCGTAGCCTAACGGGGCGATGCCTTATCGCTGCCTCCGCAACCGCATCCCCGGTCACAGCCACAACGGGAGCGCCGAGTCCGCGCCGCTCCTCCCGGTATTCTAGGCTCCGCCAGCCTTGGGCCTACTCACTCGCAAGTTCCTCCCCGCCGTGCAGTCGGGAACCGACTCCTGCCTTTGCTCGAGGCGCTGGCAGGGCGAGCTTTCGCTCGGGATCTTGTGTCGGTTGCGGAGGCGGGATTTGAACCCGCGACCTACAGGTTATGAGCCCGTTGCGCTACCGGACTGCGCCACCCCGCGTCACCGACGCCGCGATCGTTGCCACACGTCTGGACAAAAGGAAAGGGGCGGTGAGTTTCCCCACCGCCCCCCACCGATCGACTGAGACGAGTTCCCCTTAGAGGTACGGGAACGCGATCGCAAACGACTTGTCGACGTCGACCAGATTACCGTTGCCGGTCAGGCTGACGTAGCCGTTCCGCGCGCCGGGCTTCATCGGGTCGAGCACCATGTTCGGCACGAGCATGCCGACGTTGTTGCCGCCGCCCAGGCCCCAGGTGTCGAGCATCGGGATGCGCGTCTGCGCCTTCGTGCGGCCGACCAGATCGAAGTCGGTGACGTCCATCTGGTTGAGATCCATTTCGAGCGTGCGCGAGCCCGAGAGGATATCGTAGCCGTCCTGACCGGCGTCCTGGTTCGAGTTCGACGCCGCGCCCGTCTCGAGCGTGAGCGAAAACTTCGATCCACCGTGACCGAGCAGCACCGAGTCGAGGAAGAATTTACCGCCGCGGTTGCCCGGCACCGGCACGTTCTTGACTGCGTCCGGCAGCGTCGGCGTCGTTGCCGCATACGGATCGATCGGGACGCCCACCGCCGAAAACTGCAACGAGGGGAAGCTCTGGTTGGCTTCGTTCGCCACCGGGGAGTCGACGGACCAGGACGAAATGACGCAGTCGCGATAGTCATACCGCTTCTTATCCTTCCACACCGAGATCGAGAGCAGCGGCGGCGCGATGCCGAGCGTGCTGAGCACGTAGGCGAGGTAAGCCGGGAAGCGATAGTTCCCGGTCGGCACCTGGCTCAGCGTTTCCGCCAAGATCGCCGTCTTGGTCGCGCCGATGTAATCGCGGATCAGCGTGAAGCTGCGGACGCCGGAGCCGATCGCCGTGTGGATGATCGGGATGCCGACATAGACGTCATCGATCGCCGGCTCGCTCGCGTTGAGCACAAGCTGCCCGGTGGTCGAACCCGCACCCAGCGCGACCGCCGCCGTCGCCGTGCCGAGACGCTGCTCAGCGAAGCCGCACCCCTGCAAGATCCGGCCGACCGCCCAGCCATTGCCGACCGGGGGCGTCGCGCCGCCGGGGCCGCGCAGCGGGATGGTGCCGCCAACCGTGCCGCGCTCGCCGAGATAGATCCGGGCCTGATCCCAGATCGTACCGGTTTGCGTCGGGTCAGCCGCGCTGATCAGATCGTTGCCGTTCTCGGGGCTCGAGCAGCCGATCAGATCCGCCTGCGCCGGCGGGTTAAACTGGCCGGCGACGGGCTGGATGGTGATGCCGATCGCGAAGATGCGATCACGATGGTTCCATGACAAGGTACTTACTCCTGATCGGTGGCGGCGGCGGCTTTGAGCGCGGTGTCCGCGTCCTCGACCTTGGCGGCAGGTGGGGTGGACTTGCGAGCGCGGGTGCGCGTGCGCTTCGACTTCGGCGCGCTCTCACGCGCTGCGGCGCGCTCGGCCGCGCGCTCCTCGGCGACCGCGGTCTTAGCGTCGAACACCTGGACGGTCTCGGTCACGCCGAGCTCGGTGTTCTCGACGTCGACGAACACGAAACCGTCCATCGCGCGGCGATCGCGGTCAACGATGTTCGTGCCCTCTGCCGCCGCCGACAGGATCGCATCGGCAACAGCCGTGGTGCGATCGTCCTTATCGTGCGCCTTCTCGAGCGCCGGCAACAGCGCCTCCATGTCGAAACTGCCCGGCGGGATGCTGATCGGAGCATGCTTTGGGTCGAGGCTCCTCCGCCCGGATGCGTCGACCAATAGTTCTTTCTTCACGCCTGTTCTCCCTGCGCCAACAGCCGGGTCGGGTCCGTTGTGTCCACCCGGTATATCACACCCATCGAAAGGTCCAACCGACCTTGATCCTCGGTGTTCTGATCCTGATCGCCCGACTGACCTTCGTATTCAGCGAAGTCTGCCCACTGGCGCAGCATCGAATCCTCTGCCTTGAGCGCGCGCTTTATCGCGCCGCTGATCGTCGTCACGCCGAGCAGGCCGGTCGGATCGAGATCTTCCACGCCGGCCGCGGCATCCTCCGCCGTCACCTCGGGCGGAAGCGGGAGATCAATCTCGAACGCCAGCGCCATGCTAACCGCCATTTCGTCCGGCGTCAGATAGCCGCCTTGCGACTGATCCTCGCGCGGGGCGTCGCTGAGATAGCGAATGGCGATGCAGCCGCCGACGCCCTCCTCGGCGGTGCTCGGGCGATTGCGACGGTGCCGAACCAGCATGGCGGGGAAGCCGATCCACGCCCAATCGACCGCCTCGAGCACGTCTTTCACGACGGTCAGGATCTTTACCTCGGGCGTCATGACGTTGCGTTGCTCCTCACCACGTCGAAGATCACCGATCGACCGGTGTTGCGCGGCTTCTTCGATCCCGGCCGCCACACCCCATCGCCGAGACGCGGGCAGATGATGCGATCGTGGACGCTCGGCTTCATGCGGCCGGTCGCCTTCGCGATCTCGACCAGGTCGATCTTCATCCGCTTGCGCTCCGGAAGCTCGTCGATCGCGATCGCCGCCGTGTCGTCGCCCGGATCGGTGTCGATCACGAACCCGCGGATCTCGGTGTAGCCGCCGCTGCTCGCCGCATACGATATGGAAACGCCCAGGCGATCACTCACCTGGGCGTCCATCTTCGGTGCGATATCCTCGTACCGGAGTGCCATCACGCCGTCGTCTTGGCCTTCCCGCCGCCAGCACGGCGCGGCGCACGATCGGTCTGGTGCTGCTGCTCGGTGCCGGGGGCGCTGCCCTCGGTGCCGTCCGTGCCGCCGTCCTCGCCGTCCAGCGGAGGAGCGTCGCCGCCGGCAGCGTCACCCTCGCCGCCCTCTTGGCCGTGATCGCCGTTCTCGTCGCTGGCGTGCGACATGCTGCCCTCGCTCACGGTCGAGGAGCCGACCGCGTCCGGAGATCCGGCACCCGCCGCCGCCGCGGCATCGACCGCGCGCGCGCCGGTGTTGAGCAGCGGCCGCGTCGCGAACGCGGTGGTGTCGCGCGTGTCCGCACCGGAATTGAGGAACGGGTGCTCCTCCTCGCGCATCGCGCCGTCCTGCCGGCGCTGCAACGCCAGCGCGTCGAGGTTCTCGCCCATGTAGATGGCGGCTTCCTCGCCCTCGAGCGTGACGCTCTTGAGCACCTTCACGAGCCCCTGCGCTTCCATCGCATCGGCGACGTCGGCCGGCAGCGAACGCTTCTGCGCCTGGGGGTGCGCCTTCTTGTTGTTGTCGACGTGAATGATACCCACGCGGGAGACATAGCTCCCGCGCTTCATGGCCTTCACCGTCACATCGCCGAACATCGCATCCGCCGTGCCGCCCAGAGTCTTCATCTTTACCATCGTGCTTCTCCCTACGGCTCGCGGTTACGCGGCCAGCTTCGCGCGGGTGAGGGCCTGCGGGCACAGGCACACCGGCAACGTGTACGAACGGACGTAGATATCCACGTATTCGTTCATGTTGATCCGGTTGTCCGGCGACACCACCGAGTAGAGCTCCTGCGCACGCTCATTCTCGCGGCCGAGCTCCTCGCCGGGGAAGAAGTATTGCTTGAATACATCCTTCGCGCCCATCGGGAAGAAGATCGCTTCATCCGACGCCACCGACAGAACCTGATCGTCGTCGCCGAAATAGTGCCACCACGTCACGCCGCCGATCGTGATCGACTGCCACAGGCGCGTCTGGTTGAGCATGGCCCGGCCCGCGTCGGTGAGCATGATGCGCTCATACGCCGGCGAGCTCGAGATCTGCGACCAGAAGGCATCGCCGCAAAGCGCGTGGATCGACATGCCCGGCCGGCGGCGACGCGAGCCCAGCGCACGCATCATCGGCGTGTTGATCTCGGCGTCGATCATCTGGCGCAGCTTGCCCTGATCCTGCGGCTCGAGATAATCGTCGAAGTCGAACATGATCGGCGTCGGCGGCAGGACGTTGAAGTCCTCGTAATAGTTCGCCACCACGCTCGTGTCGTCGGCGTCGAGGATCACGCCCTGGATGCCGCCCAGATACCAAAATTCCTGAGTGATCTTGAGATCGTCGATCAGGCCATTCTGACGCTCGGCGACCAGTTCGTTCGCGTTCATCAGGCGATCGGCGGTCGGCAGGCGGGGGCTGAGCAGGCCAGCGACTTCGCCGGCGTTCACGCGATCGCGCTTGGCGAGACGCGGACCTTCGATCTGCCGGATCACGCGGCCCCGGCGGGTCGCGACCGGCTCGGGAGCACCGCGCTCGGTGGTCGGGATGCGATGATAGAGCGCGCCCTCCTCCGAGTAGATCGTCACCGTCTGAGTCCGGAGATAGACCGGCTCAAAGATGTTCATCGCCTCGAGCTCGAACGGTACATACTCCTGATCGGAGACGAGCTCCGTCATCGTGGTCGCGCGGAAATCGTCCGTGCGAAAGATATCCAGCGCCAGTTCGTCCATCGTCGTTCCCCATACTACCCGCCGAGCGGCGCGGTGTTGTTGCGGCCCGCCCCACATGGGACGGGCCGTTGATCAGCCGTAGCGGACCTTGATACCCTTGGCGGCGAGTTGCGCCTCGGCGACCTTCTTCTGCGTAGCGGTGATGCCCACCGGCCAAGTGAGCAGGTTGCCGTTCACCTCGACGCCGGGGCCGGTGGAGAACGTCACGCGCTGCGGCGTGGCCGATGCCTTCTGCCCCATGCCCAAGATCTTGGTCGCGACCTGACCACCGTCGAGCGCCGCCAGCGTCAGCGGCACCGCGATGCCCGAGCCGGTGGCGACCGTGATCTTGAACCCGTCACCAGCCACGAAGGCGGTGCCGCCGGCGGCGATCGTGAATTTCACGTCGTCGCTGAACGCCACGCCGGTGTCGCCTTCACCGATCACGTCGCCGTTCGGCTTCTCGACGCGGTAGTGCGTCGGTGCCGTGAACGTCACCTGATAGTCGCCGGGGGCAGCATCGGCGAGCACCGGCGTGGTGGGATCGAGGGTCAGCGTGCCGTTGCCGGTATTCGCGCCGCCAGTGACCTTGCCGGGAGCGGAACCCGCCGAGCCCAGCGTGGCGACACCCAGCACGGTGCCGGCGACCAGCGCCGTTGCGCTCGCCCCCAGCATGCCCTGCTCGCGCGCGATGCGGTTGTTGCTCGGTTCGGAAACCAGGAAGCCCCAATCGAGGCCGGCGTCGCTGAAATGCTTGGTTGGCAACATGATACTTCGCTCCCTTACTTGCCAGCGCCGGCGGCGTCGGCCGTGATGTTGCCGGGCTTCGGCCCGCCGGCGCGGCGCGTCGCCACACCGGCGGCGGCGGCGCGGCGCTTGGCTCCGGTGTTGACGTGGGCGGTCGCGGCCTTGCGAGCGACCTGGCCTTCGTCCTGCTCGCCGGGCGTACCGCCGTTGATGCCGCCGCCCTCGACCCCGACCTTAGGCTTGGGGGTGGTGGCGAGGCGCTGCTGTCCCGTCGACGCGCTGCTGCCGCCGGCGTTGCGCGAGCAGTATGCCGCGATCTTGTCCGGCGTCATGTTGGTGTCGGCAAGCAGATCGGTCGCGAGCTCGAGGTTCGCGCGGCAGCTCTCATTCAAGAACGTCGCGGCCCAGCGCCCGGAAGCGGCGGCGTAGCCTCGGTTGTACGAAGCATCGGTGCCGCCGCCGGCCGGCTCACCTGCACCTCCGGGTGCCGGATCGTCGCCTTCACCAGCGCCAGCCCCGGCATTGCCAGCTTCGGAATCGTCGGGAGCATTGCCCTCTCCTTCGTTGCCTTCGCCTTCGCCGGCACCAGTGCCAGCGGCCGCGTCGTCGTCATCTTCGGGGGCGGGACCATCGGCCGGATCGAGCGGCTCCTCACTCGCGCCGGGCTGGCCGGCGGTGAGAGCGGCACCCGACACGCTACTGCCGATCTTGGCGGCTAGTGCGCGGAGCCCGGCGAAACGAGTGGTCTGAGCGGTGGACACGTCGAAAATCTCCCATCGGTGTTGCGGTTACTTTTGTACCCGCCTCACGAGTTTACCCCAAGCCTCATGCTCAGAACAAACTTCGGTGACAAACCCGATGGCCCTCGCGTCCTCGCCCATATAATCCAGCCCCTCAGTTTCGCGAACAGTTTTTTCGGAGACCGCTGAACGGCGATTTCGCGAAACCATCTGAATGAAACCGGTGCGGATCGTATCGACCTGGCGCTGGACGTGCAGGCGGGTTTTCTCGGGCAGCGTCTCCATCGCGTTCATGCGAGCCTTCTCCTCGCCGCCGCGGATCACGGTGATATCGACGCCGGCCTGCTCGTAGGCGCGGGCATAGCTGGCGTGCGCGGTGATGACACCGACCGATCCGACGCCGCCGTACCGGGGAACGAACCCCTTATCGGCGCATGAGAAGATCGCATACGCCGCCGAGTAGGCGTATTCGTTCGCCATCGCGTAGATCGGCTTGCCGCCGTTGAAGGCGTTGCATGACCAGATAAGATCGCACAGATCGAACAGGCCGGACACGTCGCCGCCGCCGGACTCGATATCGAACCAGATCCCGCGGATATTCTCGTCGAGCATCGCGGCGACCACCTTCGCCTCGATCCCGTCGTAGCCGGTGATGCCCGACCACGGATCGAGCCCCCAGCTTTTGGTCAGCGTGCCGTACACAGGGATGACGGCGATGCCCTCGCTCTCGTCGAAGATTCGGCCGTTGCGGCGTTGCGCGTCGCGCGCCATCGCCTGCTTGCCGCCGCTCATCGCCAGCGCGGCCATGTCATCCTCGCCGAACATGGCGTCGCCCATCGTGATGGACTTGAGGCCGTACTTCGCCCGCACCGCCGACAGGATCATGGGGAAGTTGGCTTCACGGATCGCGAGCGGGTGGTTGAGCATCCGCTGCATCACCTTCGATGCCTCGAGCTCCCGGTCGACGTAGCGGAGATCAGGCATTTGCATCGGCTGGTTCCTTGTTGCCGGCGGCGTCGCTCTTTGCGTTCGCGGCCTCCTCATCATCTTCGGCGGCGTTGGTGCCCGGCGCGCCGCCGCCGCCGGTGTCGATGACAACACCGAGCTCGGCGGCGACCCTGTTCTCGAGCGACCGCTGCAACAGAACGTCGTGCCAATCCTCGCCCTGCCCGGCCGCTTCGGTCGACAGGCTCGAGATCCCCAGCGCGACGCGCGTCTGCGCGGCCGTGATTTCCTTCGCCGGATCTACCCAGCCCTGCGCCGGCCCGATCCACCGGCAATTCGTGTACGCCTGCCGCGCTTCGTAGAACGACGGTGCGCCGGTCGGTTCGACCAGGATGCCGAGCGCGAACGCCTCCTCGATCACGGCATCGTACACCAAGCCGGCGACGTGGTTCGTGAACATGAAACGCTCGAACATCACCTGCTTCCACGCTTCCATGAGGCTGCTGCGCGTCGACGAGTAGCTCGAGCGGGAGAAGTCGAGGCTGAGTTGCTCGAAGCTGATATTGAGCGCGGAGGCGAGCTCGCGGAGGAAGGCGTTGCGAAACGGGTCGAAATCCATCGCCGCGCCCTCGAGGGACTCGAACACGATCTCGTCGTTCGGCCCGAGTACCGGGATGCGCTTATCGCCGAACCGCAAGTTCATCTTGCTGTAGGCGTCGACCTTCTCGAAATACTCGCTCGGCTGATCCTCATCACCGGGAGCCATGTGCTCCGCGGCCTTCTCCGGCGACATGGTCGTTTTGATGAACGTCGCCATGAGCGAGTTCGACACGGCCGTCTGCAACGTCGCGTCGTTGAAGCGCGACAATAGCTGGACGGTGCGCAGCACCGCGGTGAGCGAGGTGAGCGCGCGCTGCATCCCCGGCCGGCGCTTGAAGAACCAGTGGAACGCCATCGGGCGGCCGCTGTCCGTGTAGCGCGGGACGAAATCCCACGTCGCGTTGCGCGTCACCTTCTCGTCGGACGTCGGCGCTTCGCCGGGGTGACGGGTGGCGATATAGAGCCCCTCCATCGCACCGAGCTCGTCGACCTGGCGGCCGGACTTGAGCCACGAATAGTCGGGCTTGCCATCCGGGTTCGAGATCCGCGCGCTATCGACCAGGTGGACGAACGTGCCCCACTTATGCCCCATGCGATCGGCGCGGTCGCGATCGTAGCCGATGTATCCGCCGACTTCGGCTTCCGGCCCGGTGAGCGATCGGAACGCCTGCCACATCAAGCCGCCGAAATTGTAATGGCCCTCGGCGTCGCACCGCTGGAAGCGATCGTTCGCCCATTCGTTGAACGCCGACGTCGCCGACTGCTGATACTCGAGCAGCCAATCGACGTCGGTCGGGCGGCCCAGCCACCGGAGATCCGGCGTCGGGACGGGGCGCAGCGCGGGACCGACGACGGTGTTCGCCTTGCGATCGAGGCCGCCGCGGATCGCCTCGGTGTTGTTCTCGGTGTCGCGCGCCTTCGCCACCGCCTTGTCGCGGGTGCGCAGTTGCTCCTGGTTGCCGGACAGCTTCGGGGTGAAGTCGAGTTGCGTGTCGCCGCCAAGCTGGCGGAACGCCTCCCACGAGAAGTCGGCGGCGATCCGCATCTTGGGCTTACCCTTGGCCTCATCGTAGCCCACGAGCTCGGGAAGTTTCATCGTGCATCGATCCTTACGCCAAGGGCGCGACCGCGCCGTGCAATCCCGGTGCGCTCGGGATCGGTGAGCTCCTCCTGTAGCAGCGCGATGAGACCCTTGGCCTCGCTGATACTGAGCAGGCGCGCCTTCATCATCCGGCCTTCGCCGGAGATCACCTCGACTTCGCCGCCCATCACCGCGGTTTCGACGGCCGTCCGGATCTCCACGATCTTCTCGCGGATCTCGGCAACAGTCAGATCACTATACAGCCCCATAGGGATTTGCCCCGTCCTCGCCGCCGTTCACCTCGACCATGCGGCTGTAGGGCGATACCAGCTTCCGGACCTTGGTGTCGATTCCGGGCTCGACCCCATATTTGAATGGGCGCGCCCATGACGGCGGCTTCCGGTCGAAGTCGATCATGAGGCCGGTGCTCTCGATGATCCGCTCAGGCTGCAACGAAGCACGCAGCGTCTCAGCGCCCACCCACTGATCCCACATTTCGTTCGCGCCGGACTTGATCCAGTGATCGCCGGTCAGCTTTTCCGAGACCAGTTCCTTGAACAGCTTGTCGGCCGTGTCCTGCGGCGCGTGCATCATGCCAGGGCCGGGGGTGCCGATCTTCGTGCGCTTGGCGATGATCACCTTGATCCGGTTGACGACGTGCGTGCGTTCCCAGATCGGCGTCGGCAGCGCAGCACCGCGATCGTCGGCCGTTACCTGCCGCGGCTTTCCGTAGAGCTCGCCCGTCCAGTAGCTCGAGCCCTTGAGAAGCTGGATGCGATACTCGGGGATCGGATCTTTCTTCCTAGCGATCGCCGCCGACGCCCACAGGCGGGCATTGTTCGTGGTCTCGTCGCCGCCGCCGGTGTCGACGCCGACGCGCGCGATCGGCAGGTGCAGGCTCGGATCTCGCACCAGCGGGTAGGACTGCGCGATCACGGCCTGCTCGAGCACTGTCCAATCGGCGAGGTTCTTGAACGGCGAGATCTGCCCGAACGCCGGCCGCCCATCGACCGCCGGCCATTGCTTGATCTCGAACCGATCGATCAGCCACGATTCGCGCCCCTGAGACCAGCCGATGACGGCGACCACGAAGCGATCGACCTGGACGTCGACGAACGCGGTGAGGAAGTGGACGCCGTCCGGTACGGTGCCCATGACATACGCGCCGCCCCCCTTCATCCGGCGAGCGATCACCTCCCAATCCTCGAGCTTGGTATCCTCGTCGGGCGCGCTGTACGGCTCGCCCAGCGTGAAGGCGGTGGCCGTCTTGAGGTTCTCGTCGTCGTCGGTGTCGTCGTAATCGAATTTCGCGGCGGTATATTCCTCGGCCGCTTCGCCGATCGAAATGAACGGGGCCATGAACGCATGGATGCAGAAGCCCATGACGTCCTGCACCCGCTCGATTCCGTCCACCTTCTTCGGCGCGATGAGCACCTGGCCCGGCTGCACCCACGCGCCGGTTTCGCGTGAGAGGATCAGGCGCTCCGCGTTGTCATAGGGCGCTTGGCAATGCGGACAGATCAGCCGCGACTTCTCTTTGACGTAGCGGAGGATATCGACGCGATCGACGCCGTCCGTTTCGCCGAGCAGTTCGGCTAGGTTCCACCGCATGCGTTGCTTGGCGTGCGGGTTCGGCGACGACGGCTTCCCGCAATGCAGACATGACCAGTACCAGGAATGACGGAGCCCATCCTGAATGATCTTGTCGATGCCCATCGTGGTGCCGGCGTCGGGGTGCGAGCACAGATAGAGCAGCGCGGCCGATCCGAATTCGCGCTGGCGGTTGCGGAGGAGGGTGAGCAGGCCCTTGAGGATGCGGGCCGGATAGGCGTCGATCTCGTCGGCAACGATGAAGGCGGCGGCCTTACCGCGGAGGGTTCCCTTCGACGCGGCCAGCCAGCGGTATTGCGATTCCCCGATCTTCTTACGGGTGCGGGACTGCCGCTTCCATTCGTGATCAATCTTCGCGGCGATCTTCTCGTGGTGCTCGAGGTTCCACTCCCCGCGCTCCTCCATGTAATCTTCGACCGCGTCTTTCGACTGCATGTACCAGAACATATCCCCGAACGGGCCGTGCTGGATGCGCTTGAGCGCCTGGTTCTCCGCGCCCATCGTCTTGCCGGATCGACCGTTGCCGGAGACGGCGACGACGCGAACACCGGGGCGATCGCATGCGTCTTGGATGCCCTCGACGTAGGGCGTGAGGTTGAAGTCGAATTTAGCCGGGAGCTCGTTTCGCCCTTTGACGTACCGGTCGTTTCGCGCCCACTGATTTGTCGTTATCGCGCCCGGCGGCAGGAGCATGTCCAGCCGGCTTGCCCATGCCTCCGCCGCGGCCGCCAGATGGTCGAGCGTTCCCAGGCTTGCGAGATCCGCCTCGAGCCTTTCGATCTCCATCTGGTTGAGCATCATGGACATTGCCGGCGAGCATATCCTTCATTTCAGCGTGTATGCGCAACAGACGTTGATGACCGGCGGCGTCGGCCGCCTCCCGCACCGCCGCCGGGTAGATCCCGTTCGGGTCGACGACGGTGCCGAGATTGCTGAGCAACCGGCTGATAATCTCGAACACCCGCGCCCCGGTGTTCGCCACATCGGCCTTCGCGACGAGGGCGCGCTGCGCGACCATGCGCTGTTCCATTTCCGCACGAAGGGCGGAAGCCTTCATCATGTCACCGATCGGGAGAGCGCCGGCTTCCTCCTCGTCGGTGATGCCCATGATCTTGTTGAGCCGCCGCTGACGATCGGCGTTCACATGGTCGCCGCGGTGCTCCCACTTCTGCAACGCCGCCAGCGCCTCGCGCCGCTTGTAATAGACCCGGTTGCGCTCGCCGACGTGATCCTGCGGCGGAAAGAACGGGATCATCTTGATGGTGTTGACCATCGTGCCCTTCGACACGCCCCACACCGCCATCATGTCGTCGAGCGTGACGAATTCACCGTCGACCGATGAGTCCAGCGCCGCGGCGAGACGCGCGCGACGCTGGACTGAGCTCTGGGTCATGCGCGCATCGCCTCGTGAACCTTCTTGAGCACGTTGGCGTGCTTCTGGATCGGCTTCTGCCAATCGGCGCATTGCTCGACGACGTAGGCGACCACCTCATTCGGCCATTTGCAGGTGACGATCGCTTTGTCGAACACCTGCTCGAGCGCGCCGTTGGGGCACGCGCTGAGCACCTGGGTGGCTCGCGCCAGCCACCGCTGGATTGCTTCCGGCGTCATGCTGCCCGCGATGAGATCCATGATCTCGGTCAGCCGCTCCGTCAGATACTCGAGCGCATCGGCATGTACCGGGGCCAGCGCGCTCATGACGCTATCGTGCTCGGCCGTCAGTAAGGAGCGGTGCTCCGCCGTCAGCGCCGCCGCGATCGCCGCCGAACCCTCGCCGAGCTCGGCTCTCTCGTATGCCGGCAATGACATGACGCGAAGCCTGTTCGACTGCGGTGAGCTTGCGGCCTGAATTTGCGTCGTAGCCGGATGAGAGAGCGCGTTTGTCACTGTAGGTTCCTTCTACCACCTTATCGAAGTTCGCGGCCTTGAGCAGCCAATCCATGCTGACAACGAACGGCTGGCTGCGATCTTTGCCGGCCGGGCTGTTCCCTTGAAGGAACGGGCTCGCCTCAATCGCTGCGAACGCTTTCGCCCACGCACCGATATCGCCCCGCTTGATCACCAGCTTTTGCCGGCGCGGAGTGACGGTCGAGGCGACCATCATCGGATATCGCCGTCGTGCATCTGCCCACGCCGTATCGACGAATTGGATGAGCCTACCCTGCCGAGCCGCTTCTTCCTGCTCTGCCGTGAGCACAGGCTCACCGAGCAGATCTTTCTCGACGGGGGGTTCAAGAGTCGAAGACTCTTGAGGGGAGATTCCCGGTTCCGATTCCTTGTCTATGTCCCGCCAATCCTGACGGGGGGTGGTGTCAGTATTGACGGGGGGTGGTGTCAAAACTGGCGGGTTGGTCAACCCGCCATTATTGGCGGGTTGTTCCACGTCGGCTTCGTGATCCTCCGGCTCGATCTGGATGACGGATTCCCGCCCGATCCGGATCGTGCCGGCCACCACGAACCGGTAGCAATTCACCATCCTGCTGCCGTCGTTGCGACGCTGCTCGATCCGCTCGAACAGGCCGCGATCGGCGAGCGCGGTGATGTGCCGCTGCACCGTCCGTTCCGCCATGTCCGTGAACGTGGCGATCTTCTTGATGCTCGGGAAACAGGTGTTCGTGTCGCTGCGCGCCGCCTCGAGGAGGTAGAACAGCACCCGGAATTCGGCGTTCGACAAGCCCCGGATATGCTTGGCCGAACGGAGTAGATCATACGACATTGAGAGGCCCTTTGGTTACGCTGCTTTCAACCATGCTTCGGGGATGAGATCGTTGCGGCTGTCCATGAACGGGGCTTCCCACGCCGAGCCCCTGATCGCCTGGCTTGCGCCGAACCACTTCACGCGGCGCACGCCCACTTCGCCCTGGCGCACCTTGGCAGCGATCAGATCGACCCTGCCGCGGCTGCGCTCATATTCGATCAGCCAATCGTCATAGCCCTTATCTCCCTCCTGTTTCTTGTCCCGCTCGAGGTAGTATTCGGCGCGGTAGACGAGCACGACGTTGTCGGCGTCCTCCTCGATGCGGCCCGATTCCTTGAGATCTGATAGCTGCGGCCGGCTGTCCGGACGCTGCTCGACGGCGCGGCTTAGCTGGCTGAGCACGATGACGGCGAGGCCGTACCGCTTCGCCATGCCCAGGCACCGCTCGCTGATATAGTCGACCCGCTCGCGCCCATCCTTGAACCGCCGGCTGGTGCCGATGATCTGTAGATAGTCGAGGATCAGCACCTTGAGCGGCTTGCCCTTGCGCTTCCACTTGTCGACCAGCTTCGCGACCATCGCCTCGACCGCTTCGATCGTCGACCGGTCGGGGCTCATCACGTCCAGCGGCATGTTCTCCATGATCAGCGCGGCGGCGTCGATCACGGCGTCGTGATCGTTCGTCGTCTTGCCATTCTGGATTAGTTTGAGCGGCACCGGATCATTCAGCGCGTGCGTCAGATCCGCGGTCAGCCGGTTCGCCAGCGCCTCCTCCGCCATTTCGAGCGAGATCAGCGCGGTCGGATTATCGTTGGCCGCGTATCCCCAGGCGAGGCTTTGCGCGAGCACCGACTTGCCCATGCTCGGGCGGCCGCCGATCACGGTCAGCGTCTTGGGCGCGAGCGGCCCCAGCACGTCGTTGATATCGGCGATCGATCGGCAGATCGCACCCATGCTCGCACCGGCGCGGATCTCGCGGATGCGCTTGCGGGAGATCTTGATCATGTCGGCCGCCGACCGCACCGGGGCGCGCTCGTGCCGCTCGCCGGCGATCGCCAGCCCCGACGTGACGGCTTCCATCACCGCCGCCGGGCTGATTTCCTCCGCCGTGTTCCGCGCCTGAGCAATGCCCTCCTCGAGCACCACCGTCATCTTGCGGAGATCCGACAGGTCGCGGATCTGCACGGCGAACGATGCCGCACCGATCAGGCCCGCGCCGGAGCCGGTGAGCCCGGCCAGGTATTGCACGCCGCCGAGCTCCGTCATCGACGGGTCGAGCTCAAAATACGGCTTGAGCGTCACCGGCGTGGCGTGGCCGCCCTCGCTCAGGATCTTGAGGATCGTCTCGTAGATCCGGCCGTGCAGCGGCTCGAAAAAGTCGCCGCCGGTCAGAAGGTGCTGGACGTTGCCGAGCACGCGGTTGTCGATCATCAACGCGCCGAGCAGCGCCGCCTCCGCCTCGACGTTCGCGAGCGCCTTCTCCGGCGGCCGCGGGTTGCCGTCGACCGACGTGCTGTTCCATTCGGTGCTGTCCGGACGCGACGAGAACCCGTCACCATCATCGGCCCCGCGACCCCAATCGTCGCCGCCGCCGCCGCTCTGGTTCCAATCGTCGCTCATGAAGCAACACCGTCAAACTTCTCGGCTTCGTTGCCCCATACCGTCCAGCCCGGCCGGCTCTCACGGCCGAACAGTTGCAGGTACGGGCCGGCGGCGTACCGCTCCATCCGGCGGTATGCCTCGTCGGGCTTCCGGCTATGCTGACGCACCGGTGCGACCAGCGGCTCGTGATCGAGCTCATGCGGCGGCGCGGGCACCACCTCCCGCACGTCTTTCGCCAGCCGCTTCGGCTTGCCGCGGCGGCCGAGCAGGCACACCTCGACATTCTTCCGGGTCGTGTAGCCCAGCCCCATGTGGAGCTCGGACTCGATCTGGTTGACGATGCATAGCTGGTGATCAGCGATCCCGCGGCGCAGCTTGAACCACACCAGGAAGAAGCCGCTGTACGTAAAGCCCCACGACGTCATAACCTCGAGCGCCTGCGGCATCGTCGGGCCGGTCGCCCACAACGCCAGGTGCGAGTCGGGCGCACAGATCTCGGCGACAGGCATCGCCTTGATCTCGTCGATCGACATGGTGGGATAGTGCTTCTCGATCGCCCGCGATGCGTCCAGGTCGACCGGCGGCGCGTAGCTCCGGAATAACCACGGCGGATCTGCATCGATGAACGCGAAGCCGCCGGGGGTGGTGGGGAGCTTCATACGCGGAAGCCCTGCATGATCTGCTGATCACGCCACGGCCGGGTGTAGTGCTGAGCGATCGCGGGGAGGCTCAGGAAATAGTCGAGGATGCCACACGCATCCGCTTCGTTGTCGTCGGCTGGTGCCCAGCCATACGAACGGCACATATCGATCGCTTTCTTTTTCGCGGCGTCACGGCCGAGGCCACCGGTGCCGATGAAATGCTTCCGCCATGTGCCGATATCGACAGTGAAGCATTGCGCCTTCATCCGGTGCGCCATCCACTCCGTCATCATGCCGAGGCCGATGAGCATGTAGACCAGTTGCGGATTGATCTTCTTGCCGATGTGCTGAGACTCGAACACGAGATACTCGATCCCGTAGATCTCATGCTTCTCGGCGATCAGCTTGCGGAGGTTCTCGCCCGCGAAACCGTTACCTTGGTTCTTCGTCTTGAGCGTCAGCGATCCCATGTGGGGCCGCGTCATGCCTTCCTCGAACAAGGCCCAGCCCGTCTTGGTCGCGATATCGAGGGCGAGAACGCACATCAGTGGCGAGCCGCGCTGGACACCGCATCCGGAACGGCGCGGAGGTTCGCCTTCCGTGCGGCGCGAGCTTCCGCCGGCGTCGGCTTCTTCCCGACCTTCGCCGCTGCCGCCGCCGCTTCACCGGCCGCATCCCACGTCGCATCGTCGGTGTCGTGGATCGGCCTCACCGGGCCGTCATCGCCGGCGGCGTCACGCTTCTCCTCATCCTCGAGGTCGGCGTCGTCGATCGAACCGCCGTCGCCGGCATCGCTAGCTTGAGCGCCGTCGCCAGCATCAGCGTCATCATCGTCATCACCATCCTGCCCGTCGTCGCCGCCGGTATCATCGGCTGGACGGCGCGCGCTGCGGCCGCCGGTTTCCGCGTTCGCCATGCGATCGGCGAGATCGACGAGATCTTCCTTCGGCATGATATCGGCCGCGGTGGCGAGGTTGATCACGCCGCGCAGCACGTCCTCCGCGATCGACGCTTCGGTGTTGAGCAGGCTGGCAATGAACGTCGCCGCCTTCTTGTTGACGCCCAGCTTCTCGATCCGGGTGTACGCCTGGCTCGCCTCGCCGCCGGCCTTCGACTGTTGGCTCTTGGCTCGAGCGATATCGGTTTTCATGATGTTGATGGCGGCGAGGTATTTCTGGTCGCCTACCGCCGCGGCCGCGGTCGACGCCGCGTTCGCACGTTCTGCCATGTGTGGCTCCTTCGATTTGCCGGTGCCGCCGGCGCGGATCGTCACGCGCGGGAAGGTTAGGCCCGACGCGCCTTGATGGTGCTGATCGCTTTGCAGATCGATTCCACGGTGGTGAGCCGGGGATTCCAATCATCCTTCTCGATCCCGGTGAGCGAGTTGACGTGCAGGCCCGCCTCCTCCGCGATCTCGGTCTTTCGGATGCCGCCCTTGGTCACGGCGGTGCGGATGCTTTCGCGGATATCGATCAACATGAGGGCCATCTAACTCACAGCATTGTGGGAAAGCAATAACACGAGCGAATGATTTTTTATGTTGCCCTATGCGAACGCCGTGCGTACTGATTGCGAACAACGCGAAACGAGGGCCTCTCGAATGAGCACCGAAAACGAGCCCGTCGTGAGCGGCGGCGACGCCGGCGATGCGTTCGTTGCCGGCCTGTATCTGCACCTGCGCCGGGGATCGGTGAGCCTGCCCGTCGCGGTATGGTTCGGCCCCCCGGTGGATCTCGAGAACGATGAGCCGGTGATGGACCGCTCGCCGCGCTGGCAGATCAGCATCGCCGACAAGCTGCTCGGCGATGAGCGGGTGCAGGACGCGCCGGCGACCGTGCTCGAGGTGTGGCCGCGCGCGTTGGCCTCGCCGATCGATCAGGCCGAATACGACTATCGGATGGATCGCATCCACCATGCTCGCGCCCACAACCCGAACGATCCGTTCGGCCACCCCCGCGGGCGCATCGACTTTCTAACCGCGGAGCTCCCTTTCTAATGAACACGATCGCACCATCGCGCCCGGATTACTGGCGCGGGACACAATCCGGATCTGGCCGCCTCACGGTCGAGCAGCTCAACGCGGTTCGCACCGGGCAGTTGGCCGGGCAGATCGCCCTGTTCCGCCGCCGCGGTGGCATGGACACCGTCGAGATCCGCAAGCTCGCCCACAGCGGCGCGGTCGACGCGATCCCGCGGGAGGTGCGGTTCACCTGCCCGGTGGTCGCCCTCACGAAGGATAAGAAGCGCGCGTGCGTCATCACGCCCTGCGGCCTCACTTCCTGGGAGGATCTGCGCTAATGGCATGGGAAGGCGACAACCGGACGCTCGCGGAGATCGCGAAGGCCGACACCGAGGAAGCCCTCTCGCAATTCGAGGATCGCAAGAAGGCGCTGCTCGAGGGAGCGGAGAAGGCGTTCGTCAGCGACGAGGATAGCACCGGCCGCGCGGCCGATCTCCGCGCCCTGATCAAGGCGCTGGTCGCCCGCGCTGAGAGCGTCGTGCTGGACGTGCGAGCACCGATCGATCGTGCGCGCGCCGCGATCGTGTCGGCGGAGGAGCGTTGGCTGGACGCCCTCGCCACCGCCGACGAGAAGATCGCGGGCCTGATCGAGCAGTATCGAAAGGATGAGCGTCAGCGCATTGCCGATCGCAAGCGCGAGCAGGCGTTGGAGGAAGCGGCGGCGCGCGCGGCGAACAATCCGCTGCGCATCGGTGCCCCGCGCCGCGCCCAGATCGAGTCGACCGCCGGTGTCGAAGCGGCCGCCGGCCCCACGGATCTCGTGCCCGACGCGGCCGTGGTCGAGCAGGCCGCGCCGGCGATGCCCGATTTCGAGGAGCCGATCGTGCTGCCCAAGGTGCGCGGCGATTACGGCTCCCTCACCACCGACCGCGCAGCGGCGGCGTTCGAGATCCTCGACGTGCGCGCGCTGCCCGACGAGGTGCTCAAGGCTCCCGCGGTGACGAAGGCGCTGCTTTCCGCAATCCGCGCCTATCACCGCCTCAATCCGAACGTGCCGGGCGTGAAGGTCGGCAGCACCGTGAAATCCCAGACGAGAGGCTGACATGAGCGACGACGTAGAGATCACCCAAGATGCCCCGCCGCCGCCCCGCGCGGTGAAGCCTTACGACGTTCGCGCGATCGCCCGCGTCGAGCAGAACGCAGGGCCGATCGCGACCGCCTTCGTCCCGAACAGCATGGGCGAAATGATGGCGCTGGCGGAGATCATGTCGCAAGGCATCGGTGTCCCGCCGCAATTTCGCGGCCAGCCGGCGAACGTGCTGGTCATTCTCAACCAGGCGCTCCGCTGGGGTCTCGACCCCTTCGCCGTCGCGTCGAAGGCGTATTTCGTCAACGATCGCGTCGCATACGAGAGCCAGTTGATCGCCGCCGTCGTGAACGGAAGCCCTCTCCTCGACGGTCGCCTCAAGATCGAATGGGACGGCGAGGGCGATGCACTCAAGTGCCGCGTGTCGGGCCGCATCCGCGGCGAGAGCGAGGATCGTGTCCGGATCGTGTCGATCGCGAAGGCTCGCAAGTCGAACGGGTCTCCTCTCTGGGAACAAGATCCACACCAGCAGCTTGCCTACTACACGCAACGCGCATGGGCGCGGCTCTACACGCCGGAGATCCTCATGGGCGTCTACACGCCCGACGAGCTCGGCGCGACGGTAGAGCCCGACAAGCGGATCGAGGCCGGCAGCACCCCGCGGCGCGGCGGCGGCACCGGCGGCGGATCTGTTTCCGGCGATCGCCTCAACCAGGCGCGCGCCGCCGGCTCGGATGGATTCGGGACCGGCAGCGACGCGGTCGACACCGCCGCGATGGAACAGGGCACGCCGGCCGCTGCCGAGCAGGTGATCGACCAGGATGCCGGCGGCGACGATCCGGAGTGGATCTCTTGGAGCGATGAGGAGTGGCACGGCTGGCGCACCACCGCCCACACCAAGATGAAGGTCGCCACCTCGATCGACAAACTCAACGCCGCGATCGCGCCGATGAAGCCGCAAGATCTGCCCGGCGCGCCGAACGATACGCGCGAGCTCTACGCGACACGGTTCTCGGACCTGAGCAAGTGAAGCTCGACGAATGGGCGCGCTGGTACGGCGCGGAGCTCGACCGGCTCCTCACCGACGCGCTGCTCAATATCTGGATTTCCCCGACGCCCGCCGGGTGCGTCGAGGGTGACAAACCTCTACCCGGCGAGGAGACCACCATGTTCAAGTATCATCTGGGTGCGATTGTCGTGCTCAGCACCAGCGTACCGGCATTGCTCGAGCAGCGCCGCGACGTGGAGAGAGAGCGCGAGCGCACACGGTTCAACGATGCCGTCGCCGGCCGGGCTGGCTCATCATCGGATCGACCAGTCGCCCGGCTGGCCGCGTTCATGCCGATCGAGCAGGGCACGGTGATCGGCCAGGCGGCCTATGCGCTCGCCGAGGATCAGTTCCTCGTGCGCTACAAGGCCGGCGATGGTCGGCAGGTTGAGCAATGGCACGTCGAGAGCGCGATCGCGTGGTATCACGAGCCTGCCGATCAGGATCAGGATGCCGAGCAGGAAACCACCGGCACGCTCTACACCCGGCTCAACAACGACTTCGTCGCTCGCGCAGCGTTCGACGCCGGCTTCCGCGTCGCCAAGGGTCACGATTTCGTCAAGCTCGACGCGGTGCATGAGGCGGCGATCCTTTCGGCCGGTTGGGATGAGCATGTGATGCGCGTTACCGGCCACCGGCCCGATCGCGCGTTCGACGGATACAGCGAAGGCGTCAGCCTCGCCGATGTGAAGCCGGGCACCTATTCGACCAAGTTCACCACCGGCAAGATCGTCGACGACGACAGGGTGGAGACGATCGATCCGGCCTCTGGCCCGGCGAAGGTGCAGGACGGGGCCAGCTTCGCCGCCGCCAGTGCCGCGGCCGCCGATGCGAAGCCCTTCTTCCTCGAGCGCGACAAGCTGCACCAGATCCTCGAGACCGCGATCGATGGGGCGGAACACGACGGCACGCCCGGCATCATCGAGATCCGGCAGACGGTCGGCGAGCAGACGGTAAGCGTCATCGTCGAAACGAGCCGCTGATCTGATCGGCCGCCGGGCGGTGTCCGGCGGCCACCTTCAAGGGGAACCCATGACTATCCAGCTACCCATACCCGGCGAAGTGCTCGGCGACTGCGGTGCCATTCTCGGCACTCGAGGCGCGGGCAAGTCGGGCACCGGCCGCGGTATGGCGGAGCACGAGCTCGACGCCGGCCACCGCATTTGCTGCATCGACCCCAAGGGCGATTGGTACGGCATCCGGGCGAATAAGGACGGCACGCCGTCGCGCTTCGACGTCGTGGTGTTCGGCGGCGAGCACGCCGATATCGAGATTACCGACGACATGGGAAAGGTGCTCGGCGAGATCATCGCGAAGGGCGCGCGCAGCAGCGTCATCGATCTCTCAGGCTTCTCCCGCGCCGGCATGCTGCGGTTCATGGCCGCGTTCGCCGAGGCGCTGTTCTTCCACAACCGCCAGCCGATTACGCTGTTCGTCGACGAGGCCGATCAGCTTGCGCCCCAGCGGGTGCCAGCGGAGGTCGCGCGGCTCCTGCACCACATGGAAGCCCTCATCCGGCAGGGCCGCCAGCGCGGCATCCTCATGTGGATGCTGACCCAGCGGCCGGCGGTGCTGAATAAGAACCTGCTCAGCCAGGCCGCGACGCTCATCGCGATGAAGATGACCGCGCCCCAGGATCGCAAGGCCATCCGCGATTGGATGGACAGCCATGATTCCGAGAAGGCCGCGGCGATCGAGCGGAGCCTGCCCAAACTCAAGGTCGGGCAGGGCTATGTCTGGTGCCCCGAGGCCGAGTTCCTCGAGCAGGTGCAGTTCCCGATGTACGAGAGCTATGACAGCGGCCGGACGCCGCGGCATGGCGAGGTGGTCGGAGACGTGAAGCTGCGGCCGCTGGACGTGGCCGCGCTGCGGGAGGCGCTTACCGGATCTCCGGAGGAGAGCGACGAGCTCGCGGAGGCGCACCGGCAGATCGCGCAGCTTACCGAGCAGAATGCCACCCTCCGCCGCCGCGTCCAGACGGCGGAATCGCAGCGCAACGCGACGGCCGAGGCGCTGGTGATGGTGCAGGATCTCATCGGCATGACGATCGGTTCGCCGGCGATCGAGGCGCTGCCGCCGGGCGCGGCGCGCGCGGACTATCTCATGGTGCTCGACGGCGACGGCGTGGTCCGGCCGACGAACGCCGGCATGGTGATGCACGAGCGAATCCGCGGCGGCGTTCGGCAGATGCGGAACGCCGCGCTGCCCAAGGTGCCCGAGACGCCGGTCGACGCCGCGATCGCCGCGCTGAATTGGTCGAACACGCCGCCGGTGGTGGCCGCGCTCGAGAACGCGCCGCCGGCCCTGCGCCGCATCGTTTTCGCGATCGGATCAGGCGGAGGATCTCCGATCGCCGCCGACCGCATCGCCGCCGCCGCCGGGGTGACGCTCACCTCGAGCAACATGGGGATCGGCCTTCGCCGAATCGCCGAGACCGGGATCATCGCCCAGCAGGGCGACGCATGGAGGGCCGTCATCGCATGACACCGAAACAGAAACAGCTTCATGACTACCTATGGTCGAAGCGAGACGAGCCGACGCCGTCATACGTGGAAATGGCCGAGCACCTCGGGTTGAGCAGTAAGTCGGGCGTCGCCCGCATGATCGACGTGCTCGCCGAGCAGGGCATGGTGGTGAAGTCCAAGAACCTGCGGGCGCGCAGCCTTGTCGTGAACCCGCCCAGGAACGCCTTGAGCAGCGTGTCGACGTCGATGCTGATCAGCGAGCTTAGCCGCCGCGGGTACGATGCGATCCGCGCGACGGAGGTGCCGAACCATGTCGGCTAGGCCCTGCCCCGTCACCGACTGCTCATCCCCGGTGAAGGCCGGGCATTTGATGTGCATCGGCCATTGGGAAGCGACGCCTGCTCAGGCTCCTCGCCGCGACGTCAATTTCACTTAGTCTCGCTACCGGCAGGAGCCGGATGCGTACCTCACCGCGCGCCGGGTCGCGCTCGAGTATCACAACGGCGGCCACGATGCCGCGCAAGGGAGCCTGCTATGATCAACATGGTGAAGGGCAGTCGGCAGAAGCCGGTGATGCCGGAACGGCGCACGCTGGTGCGGGAGGAGATCCTCGCCGAGCAGATCCGCGTGAAAGCGGAGGAGGCCGCCGGGCCGGAGCGCCGCAAGAAGCTACAGAAGCTCGGCAACCAGTTGCGGGCGATCGAGCAGCGTTCGGAAAGGGGCATGGCGTGAAGCGCGGTGTCCGAGCCGCGGTCGGTCTGTACGCCGTCATCGGGTTGCTCGTGTTCGGCCTGGCCGCCTCGACCAACCGGCGGGCGGCATGGGCTCAGTATTCGGTGTGTCAGTCGGTAGAGCTCAATGCGCTCGAGCGCGGCCTCGCAGTCGAGCGGAGGTGCGAAGCACCCCTTGGTCCCGACGCCGGGCTGGCCGGGCTGATCGCTGGAATTTTCTGGCCGCTCTATCTGTCCTGGTACGTCACCGACGAAGCGATCGGGGAGGGCGACCTGTGAGCGCCAAGATCTGCGCCTACTGCCTCGAGCCGAGCATCACCCACCTAGACGGCGATGAGCTCTGCATCCGCCACGCGAACGAATGGGTGCATGCCGAGGGGCACGCTGCCGCCGAATACGATGCCGATCGCGCCGACCGGGGCGTGAAATATGGAGACGAAAACTAATGGCCGAGAACACCGCGATCGAATGGGCCGATCACACCTTCAACCCTTGGGAGGGTTGCCAGAAGGTCGGGCCGGGATGCGACCATTGCTATGCCGAGACGCGAAACGCTCGGTACGTGCCCAAGGATAGCCCGCTGCGCGGCACCGCGCCGAATTGGGGGCCGCGCGCGCCGCGCCGCCGCACGTCGGTGCAGAATTGGCGCAAGCCGCTCCACTGGCAGGCCAACGCGGCGGCGTTTCTCGCCGAGCACGGCCGCCGGCAGCGCGTGTTCTGCGCCAGCCTAGCCGACGTGTTCGACAACCACGATACGGTGCTGCCGAAATGGCGGCAGGATCTGTTCGAGCTCATCCGCGCGACGCCGGATCTCGATTGGCTGCTCGTGACGAAGCGGATCGGGAACGCTGGACAGATGATCGGTTATGCGACCGGGCAGCGCGAGCCGCCGGATAACGTGTGGCTCGGCGCGACGATCGTGAACCAAGAGGAAGCCAATCGCGATATCCCCAAGCTGCTCGCGACGCCGGCGAAGATCCGGTTCCTTTCGATGGAGCCGCTGATCGGCCACGTCGACCTGACGAGGATCAGCACGATGTGGTTCGGCGGTGCGGAGCGCCTCAACGCTCTCACCGGCGAGCTTTTCGGCATGCTCGGCGAACCGGCCGGTTACACGGCGGCGCTCGATTGGAATATCGTCGGCGGCGAGAGCGGTGAGGAGGCGCGCACGCCGAATATCTACGCGATCCGGAGCCTGCGCGATCAGTGTGCCGCCGCCGGCAAACCATTCCTGTTCAAGCAATGGGGGGAGTGGGGGCCGGTCTCGGACGGAGCGCGCGAAGGTGACGTGCTGGTAATGGAGAAAACCGACTTCATCCGTCGCGGTCAGTTGATGCGCAAGATCGGGAAGCACGCCGCCGGCCGGCTGCTCGACGGCCGCACTCACGATGGATTTCCGTCGTGAAGATCGTCGTCCACTTGGGTGTCGGCATTTCCGGCGGCGATCGTCGGGACGTGCTCGAAATGGATGACACCGCGACCGAGCAGGAGATCGAGGCCGAGGTCAAGGATTGGGCTTGGAATTTCCTCGATCTCTCATGGGTAAGGAAAGAGGAATGAGGGACACTCAGCAGCGCATCCTCGCGCGGGTCGCGACGCGCCTGTTCGACCAGGCCGGCGGCGCGGGCGATCGCTTCGACCGGATGGTGATGACCCGCCGGTCCTGGCAGTTCTGGTTCGTCGGTCGCGTGGCGATCGCGCGGGCGAAGGCGGCACGGCGATGAGGGGCAAGATCGAGAAGGCGTATCGCGTTCAGTGCGGCGTCGACGGCTGCGGCGCGGAGATCCTGTTCGTGTGGGCGGATGCCGACAAGCACCGGATCGCTCGCATGCTCCACGACAAAGAGGAATGGCGGCAGCGGAATCGGATCTGGATCTGCGCCAGCCACGCGCGGCTGATCAAGCGCGGCGCGAAGTTCGACGTCATGCCCGCGGTACTGGCGAGCGAGACGAACAAGGATCGTACAGCGAAGGAGGAAGGGCTTTGAGCAAGACAATAACGGCCGTGAAGGTCAACACGAAGAACAGGCATGCGGTCTCGATCCTGGTCGACCATAAACCCGCGGCCATGATGAAGATCATCGGCGATAGCGTGCTGGCCGGTAAGGATCTCGACGCGCACGACGGCATCGTGCTGCGCCTGGTGTGCAACGGCCGCCGCAACGAAAGCGAGGTCCGCTGGACATACGAAGGGCTCGGCGGGTGGGTGCGCGGCGACGCGCTGTTCGTCGGCTTCAATCCGGGCCTGCCCGAGCAGGGCCAGCCCGGCGTGGTCTCGTGCCCGGTCGATGCGAAGCACATTCTCGCGCGGCTGCGCTGGTTCAACCCCGATGAGGACTCGATCGCTGGCGAAGGTGAAGGAACGACGGTGGAAGCCCAACCCAGGGAAGTCGGACAAGCCGAGGAACCCGGAAGCTAAGGTCTACCTGAAATTCAGGCAGATCGACCCGTACACGAAGGAGCATTACCTGACCGACACCAGGGTGCGGGCAGGAAACTATAACTGGCGCGACCGGGCTCTCCCGTTCGACATAATTGAGGCAACAGACGATGACCCTTGAAGATATCACCGAGAAGGTCCGCAC